TATGATAGGGGTCTCCAAAACCTTTGGTGGGAGTTCGATTCTCTCATCCCCTGCTAGTTTTATTAGATGGTGATATGCCGAAAAGCCGCATAAATACTTAATGAAAGGAGCTTTTTGGATATCATCATTTTTCTTATAAAATCAAAAGGTAATCACAGAAGTAATCAAAGAATGTTTGTAAACGCCGTAAGGGCGTTATTTTTTTACTTTAAAATGGCGGATAACTGTCTAATTTATGGCGGTTAATCCGTCTTTTTTTATGCAAAAATATAGTTGAAAGAGAGGTAGTGCAAATGTTTTCGGATGAAGTTAGAGAAAAAATCTTAAGCAAAGAAGAATTACAGAAACTTGATTTAGTGACATTATCTCTTGTTATCCACGCAATCGAAGAAGTTTTAGAGGAGGTAGAAGATGATAAACAATCCTTATCAGACAACACCTATGATGAATAATGCATATGTACCGCAATATGGAACATATCAATACAATCCTATGGCAAATATACAGAGATACCAGCAACAGGAGCAAATGTTACCGACACAAATGCCGGGAACATCACAACAGAATGTTATGGGGAAAATTGTTGACAGCATAGAAGCTGTAAAGGCTGTAGATATTCCTATGGACGGAAATATCTATTATTTTCCAAAAGCTGACGGAACAGAAATTTACGGCAAACAATGGCAGTCAGACTTTACAACTCGTATTTTGACTTATAAGCCTTGTTTGGATAGTAACTCTAACAATTTATCATCTAATGATAAAAAATCGAAATTTGACCTGTCAGACGAAAGCACAGAGCTATTTCTGAATAAGTTTGAAGAGCTATCAGAGAAGATAGGGCAGTTAGAAGATAGATTTGATAAATCTTTAGGAACACAAAGAAAATCTTCGAGAACTCAAAGCAAGGGCGGTGATGAAGAATGAATCCGCAGCTAATTCAAACTATAAATCAGCTTAAGTCAATTCAGAATCCACAACAAATGGCTATGAATTGTTTACAACAATCTGCTAAACAAGGTAATCCAATGGCAAAAAACTTGCTTAATCAAATAAACAGTGGAAATACGCAAGGCGCAGAGCAGATTTTAAATAATTTTATGAATACACAAGGAATAAATCTTAATGATATTAAGAAAATGATGAATTAGGACATTTTGGGTGTGCGCACATAATGACCGGTTATCCCATTTGTTAATAAAATAAATGGAGGTAAACAAGATGTTTAATTCAAACGGAGTTAGTCTCGCAGATATTGCCGCAGTAACAGGCAATAACAGAAACAATGATGGTATGTGGGGAGACGGTGCATGGTGGATTGTCATTCTTCTTATTTTCGGCTGGGGTGGTTTTGGTAACAACGGCTGGGGTAACGGTAATGGAATGGGTTCTACTGCCGCCGCTTATACAGACAGTGCTATTCAGCGCGGATTTGATAATCAGGCTGTTGTTTCAAAACTTGATGGCATTTCTAACGGACTTTGTGATGGTTTCTATGCCATGAACAACAGTATGCTTACTGGTTTCAATGGCATTAACACAAACATTATGCAGACCGGTTATGGCATTCAGCAGGCTATTAACGCTGATACAGTCGCTAATATGCAGAATACAAATGCTTTACAGTCACAGCTTGCCAACTGTTGCTGTGAGACAAGAGAAGCTATTCAGGGTGTAAACTACAACATGGCAACTAACACTTGTGCTTTACAGAACACAATGAACAATAATACAAGAGATATTATTGACAGCCAGCAGGCAGGAACAAGAGCTATTCTTGATTTCCTGACTAACGACAAGATTGCAACATTACAGGCAGAGAATAATGATTTACGCAGAGCTGCTTCACAGGATAGACAGAATGCACTTCTGACTACCACAATGGCAGCACAGACAAATCAGATAATCGACGCTGTAAGACCTACACCAGTACCATCATTCCCAGCAAGCAACCTTTACGGATATGCTTACGGATGCGGATGCAATACAGGTTGCGGATGCTAAACAACTGAATAATTAACAAGTATCTTAATCAATTTTAATCGGTTTAATTCTTGGTTTAACTCGGTTTAATTCAATTTAATCGAGTTAAGTATCGAGTTTAACTCGAAAGAAAACTCGAAAGATTATGTCTGCTAAGCAGTATTACTTAAATTTAAAGGGCAGACTTATATGGTTTGCCCTTATTTTTTAGAAAGAGAGGTAAAGACAATGGAAATTACAGGAATTGCATTACAAACAGTTGCCGCCGGAGAAGATGTGGCATTTACAGAAACACCAGTTTGCGGTAGTAAGTGTATTGTACACAGACAGGGCAGTGGAATTATCAAGCTAAGAGGTATCACAAATCAATGCAAGGCACGATTTTTAGTATCGTATAGTGGCAATATTCAGATACCTACAGGCGGCACAGTGGAAGCTATTTCGCTTGCTATCGCGGTAGACGGAGAACCTTTACAGTCTACAAAAATGATTGTTACACCAGCCGCTATTGAAAACTTATTTAACGTATCGGCACAAGCATATGTTGATGTACCTTGCGGCTGTTGCAGTACAGTAGCGGTGCAGAATACATCTACACAGGCTATTGAGGTTCAGAACAGTAACTTAATTGCTGTCCGTGAAGCGTAAGGAGGTGTGAGTATGCACATTGAAAGAATCCACAAAATGATTGAATGTCTTACAGAGAAAGCCTTAGGCGAGCTTGATAAGGGTGTTGAGAATGTCAATACAGAGGAAATGGGCGAAGCTGTCGATATGATTAAGGACTTATGTGAAGCAGAATACAAGGCAGTTATCGTTAAGTCTATGAAGAAAGCTGATGAAGAGGAAGAGGAGTATAACAAGGAGCTGCTTAGAGCCTTAAAAGACGAATATGGTGAAGAGGGCGGCAGAAGATACTATGATGAATACAGATACAAAACTACTGGCAGATATGCCCCTAAAGGTAAAGGTACTTATGTAGGCAGAAGAGGATACGAAGAACCGCCTTATATGCATATGTACCCAGAGCGTGATATGGATAGAGAGTACGGCAGAATGTACTATACAGAGCCTACAGCCACACATACATCTGAAAGTGGCTACGACAGGGCAAAGAGAATGTACACAGAAACTAAGGAAATGCACAAAGCTAATACACCAGAGGATAAGGAGCATAAGATGAAGTCACTTGACAGCTACACTAAGGAACTTGCAAGCGACATTACAGGCATGGTTGCCGATATGTCAGCAGAAGAGAAAAATTTACTTAGAACAAAGTTAAGCACTCTTGTATCTAAGATATAATTTAAAAGGCTATGAGTAGCAATATTCATAGCCTGTTTTATTTAAAAAAAGGGGGCATACAGATGTTTTTTATAATCAATGGCACAATCTGGCACATACAATATAAAAATTCAAATTCAAGTGAATTAAGGCGGTCAGACAATACAATCAGCTTAGGTGTAACTGATAGAAACACGCACACAATATATCTGTCAGACAAACTACAGGGATTTATGCAACGCAAAGTGCTGATACACGAAATCTGCCACGCTGTCTGTATGTCTTATGATATTTATTTACCGATTGAAACAGAAGAAATTTTATGTGATTTTGTAGCAACTTATGGAGATGAAGTATTTGACATTGTTGATATGGTGCTTGGGGCAGTTAGGAGAGTGGGATAATGAGTATTGATGAACTATTGGAAATAATTCAAAGGACTAATCCGACTATGACAAAAGAATTATTGATATATGAGCTTAGTCAATGCCGGTATGCAAGTAAAGCGTTGATTTATACAGAAAAATGCTGTCATAAAAAATAAACTGAAATTTTTTGAACGCCCCTAGGTATGGCATTTTGCATTCGAAATTTCAATTTTGACAATTTTCAAAATTTGGTTCAGATTTCGTTCAAATCCTACTAAAAAAATTGGAAAAATTTCTCCACAAATTTTATTGCTAAAAATTTTGATACCCCCGTCATATGCAATTTTGGAATCCAAAAATCAGTTATACAGAATTTCAATTTTTGCTCCCGATTTTGCTCAGATTTGCCTTGAAAAATTGATGAAAAACTTTAACGGATTAAAGTGCATTATATAAACTTGACCGGCTGTGGTTCGTGCTTGTTTTGACTTTGCGGCTTTGTGATTTGACCTGTACGGCGGTTTTATTTGCGTTGATGTAGATTTATAAGCCTACAGAACAAAACAGCCTTAAAACGCCTTTGACGGCGTTGTATAAAATGGGCATAATATGCACTTGAAAGTTGTGGAAGCTGTTGCTAGATCTGGAAGATACACCAGAACGCACGCCGCCCCAATTGGGCACACTTGTACACCTAAAAACGCAAAAGTCCTATATATAAGCATAGCATTATTGTATTAATTTTTCAAGGTACAACAACAAGAGCATATTAATATATATATGCTAATGCATCCGCAGGAATTAAACCCATACAAGCCACCAGATAACGCTAAAAAGGGCGCAATATGCGCCCTTTCTTTATGATTCTTTCTTTTTTCCGTGATAATTAATAAAATCGTTCTGTATATCGTTATCTTTAATATACTTGTAATAGTTTAATAGCATGACGAAATCCCCAGCACTAACAATGTAATTGTTTGAAGGTGTTGTGACTTCAACTTTGGAATCAGGGCAGTTTTGCGACACTTTTAGAACTCCATTATTATTTACATCAAAATACAATGCACCCATGTTTTAATTCTCCATATTCTTTTTATTTCCCTATCCGGGTAAAAGCAAGCCGGAGGAATCGAACCCCGGAAAAGCCAACCTTGCTAATTATGCTAAGAGCTGCAAAAGCTCCGTGCGTTTAGTCTGTATCAATTCCTTTGCTTTCATAAAGTCAACCGCACCGCCTGTCATGTATTCGATATACTTCGCAGCGCTTATATATGCGTCAAATTCTGCCTTATATGCTTCATCAAAAGCATTTTCTAATTCTTTGCTTTCTGGCTGTTCTGTCCATCTGCTTTCTGCTTCGTCTGCGACTTTCTCTAGCTGCTCCAACTTTTTCAATTTTTCAAGTAAAATCTTCATAATATCAACCATCCTTTCATTGTGCACCCTGTCTCATTAATTAATATTTACAAGGCTTTTCATAGCGGATGACTGCTACTGTCTCGCCCGTGCTTGCAAGTGTTCCCCAGCCGTTCCACATAGGACCATTCAAGCCCAATAACTTAGGCTGGTTATATAGTTCTTCTCTCTGGCTTTCTGCAAGTCTGCCGTTATTATAGCCATAAACAAGGCTTTCAAACTCTGCTGCTGTCTTGATTTCCATTGGTAAATCGTAAACGCATTTATTACCATTTTCTAATAAACCTATTATCATTTTGCTACCTCCTCTATATATATTCTTTCTTCTGCTCCTGTCTCGTCGTCTTCATAGATGCCGCCGAAATCATCAAACCAACTTTCAGCTCCTCGGCGGTTGTATGTCTCACCGTCTAATAAAATTTTACCGCTTTCTGTTACAAGTCTGTATTGTTTATCCATGTTTGCGCCCTCGCTTTCTTTATTTAGTATCTTAATTATAAAGCTATCTTTATATAATTACAAGGCGGAATAATACACAAATATATAAAGCTATCTATATAATTTTATTGTGCAATATGTATAAAGCTATCTATATATGAATATATAACGCTACTATATAATAAAGTTATCTTTATATTTGTATTGACTTTAATATAACGCTACTATATAATAATGATATCTTTATATTGCAAAACGGAGGTTAAAAAATGGCAGTGAGTAAAGCGCAGGCAAGAGCAACACAGAAATATGATAATAAGGCATATTTTAAGAGCCTAGTAAGATTCAAGAAAGAAGATGAGAAAAGAATCAGAGCCGCCGCAGGCAACAGCTTAAACGGCTTTATTGTTTCGGCGGTGCTGGAGAAAGTGCAGCAGATAGAACAGGAAGAGGAAGCGGATCAGCTTAATAAAAATGAATGTCCATTTTAATTTATTTTTTCAATTTTTCTATTGACTATATAACGATAGCGTTATATAATCAAGGTACATTAAAAGAAAGGGCAGCGGAAACGCTGGAAAGGTGGAAAGGATGAAAACAGCAGAGCTATTAAACAATTAATATTAATATTTAGGCGGTGTATATCTGTTATACATCGCTTTTTAATGCCTATTGATTAATTATATTTATTGTGTTATTATATTGCCTATAATTAAATATATAAGATTCACACCCGATAATATTAATATTGTTATCGGGTTATTTTTATGTTATTAGTATATATTATAATAAGCTGGATAAGTTCCGGCAGAAAGGGGAACAGATGGAGAAAGTACAGGAAACAGCAGACACGCCCGAAGTATTTCAAAATGACATAGAGCTGTATTTATCACAGTTCTGTGAAGAACACAACATCGAAGACATGACAAAAGAACCGCAGAGCAGATGGAACGCCGCCCTGATGTATATAAATAAATATGTTTTTGGTGATAAAAGTATATTAAAATTAAATAAGAATATTAATAAAAATAATACTAATTGCATTATGGATAGTAATTTTTATATGTATGATTATGATAAATTAGAGTATATATTATATATATATTATTATTTATGCTCTGTATATGATAAAGAATGTAGTATAATGGGATATAGCTTATTAACTGGTATTAATTACGATACATTAATGGACTGGGGAGCAGATGAAAGAAAACTAAGTACAAAAGGCTTCGACATCGTGCAAAAACTGCGCATTTTTCGTGAAGAGAGTTTGTCAAACAAGCTCGCAACCGGCAACAAAAACCCTGTTGGAATCCTTGCAATACTCAACCGGCACTTTGCTTGGAATTTGCCGGGTGTCAGCAGGGAAAGCACCGCGAAAGTCATTAAGACAGCCGCAGACCTTCCACAGCTTGGCACATCTGGCGACGCTCAAGGCTCTATGGTTCGTCAAATTGCACAACAAGAAATCATTGTGCAAAATGTACAAGAAATCCCACAAAGCCAGTAAACAAGCGGATTCTAGCTGTTTGGCTCACAATGACATGATTTCGCTAAAGTTGAGTTTAGCGAAGTGATAAAACAGAACATTTGGGCGACAAAAACGCAATAAAGCCAGTAAACAAGCGGATTGACAGCAATTATATAATAATTATCTGTTCCGCAGCTGGTCTGCATTAGCTGTTTTTGTTGTGCAAAATGTATAACGCATGGCGTGGGGGTTATATATTCAGACGCTGACCACCCAACTAAGTCGCTCAAATATTCTCAAAAATAAAAAGGCTTATTATATTTATATATACACATTTATTTATATATATATTTATATATCCAATAATTAATAACTTATTAACCCATATACAATAATTAATATATTTATTAATATAGCCTTAATAAAACCTATATAATTTAATCAATAATTACTGTACAAATACTATAGATAGGTGTATAATAGATACATCTTAATTATTCATAAGATATTCAATAAATACACACATCAAAACGGCTAATTCAGCCGAGTAAATTCCAAAAAATTTTAAAAAATAAAAAAGAGTTAGGAGTTAGAAATGCAGGGAGCAGAGTATCAGGCTTTGGCTATGCGTACTAACGATAAAAAGTCTACAGATAGGCTTGAGAAAAAGATTGATGATCTAAAGATAGGCAATCGTGGTGAAGATACACCAAGAATTGAGCTAGGCGGTGTTATCAATGCTGCACTAGGTTTATCTGGCGAAGTCGGAGAGCTTAATGATATGCTCAAGAAATGGGTTTTTCACGAAAAGCAGTTAGATGTTGAACATTTAAAGCGTGAAATCAGCGATGTATGTTGGTATTTAGCTTTAATGTGCGATTCATTTGAGTTTAATCTTGATGAAATCATGCAGATTAATGTTGACAAACTGAAAGCAAGATACCCAGAGGGATTTGATACTTACAGAGCTAATCACAGACAGGCAGGTGATGTTTAATGAAATCAAGAAATATAATAAATATGTGCCTTAATTGTGAAAGTAAGCTGAAACTATTCAATCAGCGACCATGTAATGATTGCATTGTAAATGGTGGGAAAAATAACAATTTTACTCCACTTAAAGATGTTGCACCTAGTGTCAATGAAAAGCCGGTAAATGACAATGTTAATCATCCGAGCCATTATGAGACTGGCAGCTTTGAATGTATAGATGTTATGTTGGAAACACAGGGCAAGGAAGCCGTTAAGAACTTTTGCTTGTGCAATGCCTTTAAGTACATTTACAGACATAATAACAAGAATGGCTTAGAGGATATTCAAAAAGCCAAGTGGTACATTGACAAATACATAGAATTGTCAGAATAGTCGTGTCAGTCATTGAAAGTATAATGGTTGCAAAGGATAGTACACTGCGACTTGTGGCGAATGCATACTGGGAATAGCCACTATTGCCCTTTAGTATAATGGTTAATGCACAGGAGCTTGATTCCTGCAATATGGGTTCGATTCCCATAAGGGTAGTTTATTTTTCTTTTTATTTGTTTGGCTGTTCATTATTGTGTTTTTGCATTTTACACAGAACAGTCCTCCTTTCATGTACCTCTTTGGATTTTGTTCAGTTAAAAGCGGTGCAAGACCGCTTGAGAGGGTTTGGCGTGTATATACATAGCCATGTGAAAACCAACTTATCAAGAAGCACTCCTTATCAAAACACCCCTAATATTTTATTGTTTCTGTTCTTGTTTCTTGATAGCCGTTACAGGCGGTATTTGCCGATATGGGATAAAGGTATTCCAGTAGCTTGCTAAGCTATCCAACAGAAATGTTGTTCGTGTTCAAGTCACGATGTCGGCGCTAACTTACGACAGGGGTTAACCTTGCCGTAAGCGGTAGAAAGTCCGCATGAAATTGCACAAAGTAGTGGCAAAAGCAATTTCAAAGTGGCAGTAACCACTACTGCTACCACTTTTCGGATAGTAGTTCAGTTGGGAGTAACGCTTGATTTATTTAAGTAGTCACAGGTTCAAGTCCTGTCTATCCGATTACAACAAACTAGGTTAGCTACCGAAAAGCACAAGCCTTAGTGCCTGTTTGTTGTTTTGTTAATAAGGCAGTTATCAGAAAGGCAGGTAATAAATATGCTATCAGAAAATGAAATCCAAACAAAAGTTAATTTCTTATCATCAGCAAGGTGCAATCACACATTCCATAAATACATTGACATAACAGGTGATTTGATAGAGGGTACGCTGTTATCAAGAATTTTATATTGGTTTGCACCAAGTAAAGACAATAAGAGCAAAGTTGAGATATACAAGGACGGAGAATATTGGATTGCAAAGCAAAGAAAAGACTGGTGGGAAGAGATAAGGATTACTGAAAGGCAGTATGACAAAGCAATTAAATCGTTGGTAGAAAAAAGGTTCGTAATTACAGCAAAATACAAATTCAATTCAATGCCGACTATACATATACGACCTAATTATGATGTTATCAATGCAGAGGTTAGCAAATGGGAAGATAATATCAGACAAGAAGTTATAGCAGAAGATAAAGGACAGAAATTGCAAAATGAGAAAAACGGGAATGACACAAAATGTAATTCCCAAGGGAATGACACAAAGTGTAATTCGGGAATGCCACAAGGTGTAACTCTTTTAACAGGGATTACTAACAATGATTACCTTAACACTAATTACGGAACATTAAATACAGAATGTAATTCTCTTAACAGAGAACAATGTAATTCTTTTTTACCCAAAGATAAAAAAGCGAAAGAGTTTAAGCCGATAAGCGAATACTCTCAAAGTGATTGGGAAGTTGCCGAAGAGAGAATGATAAGCAGAGCTGGCAAGATAGCTTATGATTGGACTAATGATAAAACGCTCAAAGAAAACGTAGAAGCATTCTTTAAATACTTTTTAGATAAACACGGAGAATGTACTGGAGAATATCACTACCCATTAACAGATAAGGTTTTATCAAGAGTAGTAGATAATTTAACAAAAGAAACCGACATAGAGCGTGAAGGATATACAGACACCTATTATGCAGTTATAAGTGATATGGACGATAATACAGACTACAAGATGCTAGTTGATGAATATTTCAACACAAAGTTTTCAGCACAATGTGATTACAGCTTAGTTCACTTTTCTTCTGAAAAGGTTTTAATTAACATTATGAACCACGCTTGTAAGAGCAGCTGGTGCGAAAGCAAGGAATGGTAAGGAGTGATTATTATGGCAGCAGGTGTACATCCACTAAACAAAGATAAGTTTTATGAAGCAATTAACTTATACATATCGGGGCAAGCTTCACAGGTAAAGGCAGCAAAAGTAGCAGGTTGTAGCGTACCGACATTTAAGAAATACGCTAATAAGATTTATGGCGACGAGGAATTACCGGATAATTTATGGGGGGAAGAATAATGATTAAGGGAATTGTTAATCGTTGGATAAGACGCAAGACAAAGAATTTAACAAGAATACCATTGTTTATGATGACATTTAACTATCGTAAGTATAAGGCACAGGGGAAGAAAGATAGTTGTATGCTTTATAGCCATCCAGACATTGCCAATGATGAATTTGTAAAGGGCAAATTACAAGAAGTTGTTGACTATATCAGAGATAACTATGATTTAGACATTTTTACGAGGATTTGAGGTGTAATATGTGTGAATTTTGCGAACAGAAATTTAATGAACATAATTTAGAGTTTGAGGTAAAAGAGCTGTCTGAAAGAAAAGAAAGCAAATATAACGAGGGATACTATACCGGGATACAGGCATATGTTGACATTGAGGGCAGCACGCTAAATATATTTGCTTGTCTTGATAACGAACATATAAAGCCTTTAAGCATGACTAAGGATGTAAAGATTAATTACTGTCCTATGTGTGGCAAAAAATTGAGAGAGGACTAAGTATGTGTAATTTTTGCAAAGATATAGCAACGTGCGATGATGAATACATGAAAAGAAGATACGTTGGCGGAGATTTTATTTGCAAAGACGAAAATGGATTTGGCTTGTTGATCGACACAGGAGATAGTGGTTGTCTTGGATATATAAAAGTTAATTTTTGCCCTATCTGCGGTAGAAAGTTGGTGGAAGAATGAGTAATATACATAAATTCAAAGCAGAACCAATAGAAGGACACCCGGAATGTGCTAAAGTTACGATTGATGGCGAACAGTGCTTATGTAGTTCATATAAGATAGAACATTATGCCGGGAGGCTTCCAATGGTGAATATAGACCTTGTTGCCAATGTGCAATATAAGCAAGACGCAGAAATCAACATTGTAAACTTGCACGAAATAGCTTCGCTGATGGATAAGAAAACATTCAAGGAGTTTTGCAGAACTTGGGAGGATATTCACGATGAAACATAGCAAAGAATGGCATACTTGCGATAGGTGCGGTGAAAAAATATCTCATAGAAAAAGAAACGAAATGAAATACACAGGTTTTGGTAAATATTCAATCCCATATCCAATCTTTGAGGATGGAGATGTTGTTGGGGAAATTGAAAAGATTGAGAAACATCGCATTTTTCCCGGGACAAAAGTTTTAGAATTATGCCCTAAGTGCAGGAAAGATTTTGAGAGGTTTATGAGGAATGAATGATTGTAACTTAACTACTTGCCGATACAACAAAGACAATAAATGCACAAATGAGGAAAAGAGAACAGAATGTGTAGAGGTATCTGGAAAAGTAATGGGTATTGATATTTCAGTTGATGCAGTTAATGAATATGCAAAATCAATTCTAGGCAGATACCCTAAAGACAATATGGAGTTTTCGAGAGCTTTAGCAATGAAAATCCTAGAGGAAACAAAATCATTAGCGAATAGTCAAGAAAAGGGGCGAGATTATGAAAATATCAGAAATGAATAACTGCATTGAAAAAATGCGTGATTGTTACAAGTTTGATGATGATAAAACGGAAATACGGATTGGGGATATGATAAGTGGAAGTAACAGATATGTAACTGTCGGTACAAGGGATGAAAACGGAACACAGATTGAAATGACAAGATATGCGGATGAACTGAACAAGGAGTGAGATTATGTTAATAGTTGCGTTGCAAGATGATGTAGACAATCTGTATGCGATATGGAATACGGTTACAGACAGATTTTTAGGTGTAAATCTTGGCAAATATGAAGCGGTTGGAATTATTATGGACTACAAAGGGAATTGCACTTATGAAGAGGCAACAGACAGAGTTGAACATCCACAGCCATTTAAAGATATTGCTAAGTGCTTATGTGAAGAGCTTAATCGTGACGATAACAAAGTTGAAAATGCAATCCAATACTTAAAGGAAATATCATGGAAAATAGGCACTGTCAGTGCTGAATGTCTTTCAGAAAAAGACGGAAAGAAAATGAGAGAGTGCGTGGCAATACTTGAAAATAGGATTGATGAATTAGAACAATGATTGCTGATTATCAGCAGAAAGGAATTTTTATGAAGAAGAAAATTTTAGTAGTTGTATTAGGATTGACATTGTGTTTCGGAATGACAGGATGTGCGTCATGGGACAGAATGGTAACAGATATGAAAAGTGATGTAAATGGCGGTATGCAGAGAACAATTACTGTATACACGGCAGATGGTAAAGAACTTGCAACATATGAGGGCAAAATTGACCTTAGCACAAACAATGGTGGATATGTCAAGTTTGACTTTAATGGCAAGAGATATATCTACTACAACTGCTTTGTAGAGAGCATTGCAGATATTGATTAAGTGATTATACCGGCTACAGATTGATTGTAGTCGCTACCCTAAAACAGTTATAGGCAGAGGTCTATAAGCACCTTTGCTGAAAAGTGGAGGTGCTTTTCTTTATGGCTAGTCAGAGCCTTATTTCCACAGTTAATGGATATGAAAATTACATAGAAAGAAATGGAATAGATGAACAGGTAATTAATGCCTATGTAGACGCTTGCAGCGTAGCCATAAACGGCGAGAAAGATATTGAGTATGGACTACAACTTACAGAAAGGGCAAAAGAGCTTATAGAGCGTTTCTGCAAGGATAAGACAGGTGGAACGATATGGGATTTAGAGAAGTATGCGTTTGCAAATAAAACGGAATATGAGCTGATTAATTGGTTTTACGATATTTTACTGATTGAAGCACAAAACAAGGTTGTTGACAGTTTTTTTAGATACATAGAAAAGAAACGTGAACCTAAAGAAAGATTCTATATGCCGAGAAGAAAACAGTTTATCAAAATAGGCTTAATAGAAGCATTACAAGGCATGATTGATGATAAATATGATATTTTATGTATTTCTCTCCCACCCGGAACAGGAAAAACCACAATCGAAAAGTTTTTCCATTCTGCGGTTATAGGTTGGTACTCAAACGGATATAACCTTTTTTATTCACACAGCGGAGACATTACACGAATGTATTATGATGGAGTATACAATATTGTCACAAACGCTGACGAGTATACATGGAGAGAAGTGTTCCCTGGACTTGAAGTAACAAGTACAAATGCAAAACTTGAACAGTTTAACGTAGGAAAATATAAGCCGTTTCAATCTGTACAATGTACATCCGTCGGCAGTAAAAATGCTGGTAAAGTCAGAGCTAATAAATTTCTGCTAGTTGATGATATGATAGGCGGCATTGAAGAAGCACTAAACCCAACCTATCTTGATAAATTGTGGGATAAATATGCAGTAGATGCACGACAAAGAAAGATACCGGACGAGGATGGAAACCCATGTAAAGAAATACATATTGCTACAAGGTGGAGCGTTAGAGATGTAATAGGACGTATTATACAAGCTTATGAGGGAAACAAACGAGTTAAAGTAATATCCGTGCCTGATGTAGACCCAGTAACAGGAGAAAGTAATTTTGACTTTGAATTTGGTGGCTATACAGTAAAGGATTTTGAAGATATTCAGCTACTTATGGATGAAATCTCATATCGCTGCCTGTATAAACAAGACCCTATAGAACGTGAGGGCTTATTATTTCCAGACGATAAAATCCGCAGATACCTTAATCTACCACACGGAGAGCCGGAGATTATCACAGCTCAATGCGATACAAAAGGCAAAGGTACGGATTATTTTGTACTGCCTGTATTGCAAAAATATGGAGAAGATTATTACTGTGTTGATTGCGTATGTGACAACACAGCAGATTATGAAGAACAATACAGAAATGCCGCAGGTGTGCTTGTAAATAATAAAGTGCAAGAGTGCGAATTTGAGCGCAATGCCGGCGGAGATAGGGTTGCAATGGAAGTTAATAAGCGCGTGGAGAGTGTAGGCTGGATATGTAATATTACAGATACACCTACAGAAACAAACAAAGAGGCAAGGATTTTTCAATGCTCTAACTGGATTTTGCAGCATATTATTTTTAAAGACGCATCACTTTGCAAACCTAATGAACCATACGGAGTAATGATGTCATTACTAAAGCAGTATTCAGTATCAGGGAAGAAACAATTAGATGATGTTCCAGATGTATTTTCAAATTTTGCATTGAGGATGACACAGGGTAATAGAGTAGCAAAGGTTGAAGCTGCTATAAACCCATTTAGGAGGTATTAATCTATTATGACAACTAAGGACTATCTTAATCAGATAAGTTATTACAACAAGATAATTGATAATAAATTGATAGAAATAACACAGTATAAAGAATTATCATACAGCATATCAGCGGTTGTTAATGAAGAAAGAGTTATGTCATCATCAGATCCAGACAAAACAGGTTGCGGATATGTCAGACTTGAGCAAATGGAAGAAAACCTTGATAAGCTTATAGATAAATACATTGATGTAAAAAACAAAATAATAGAACAGATAGAGCAGATAAACAATGAAGACTATTACACAGTATTGTTTCTAAGATATGTCAGAAAGTTTACATTTGAAAAAATTGCAAATGAAACAGGCTGGTGTTGGCGGCAAGTGCACAGAATACATGCTAAAGCCCTACAAGCCTTTGAAGATAAATATGGAAATGAATATTTATAAAAGATGTCATAGAATGTCATATTGCACTAATGATATACTGTATCTGTAAGAAGTTACAAAGATGTTTTTCATAAACAAAACATTCCTTATCGAAAGCACCGTTACTTAATTGTGATGGTGCTTTTTGTTATGCAACGAGGTAAAAATATGAATTTTTATATGAATAAAGATAAATCAATCATGTGTCCGAACTGCCATAAGTTTTTAACTAAGGCAGATAAGAAAGACCCACGCACACACAAACTAGCTTGCAAACATTGCGGTAAATGGATTTGGTATGTGCCGAATGATGATGATAATTTTCAAATTAAAGAAATTCCACAGAGCAGAAGCTCAAGTGGTATGACATTTTATTAGGAGCAAGATATGAACACAATGTATTTTCAAGACCTTGTTAGAGGTTGTTATGGTAGAAAAATTGCATACACGAATGTAGATACAATAACTGCTAACAATGTTGTTAAGATTATTGGAAGTACTATAGGCGTATTTAATTGGAATAAGCCAGTTATCAAGTATCTGTGGAATTACTACAAGGGAGACCAGCCTGTTTTATACAGAACCAAGCTATCTAATGAAGATATTATTAATAAAATTGTCGAAAACCACGCTTATGAATGGGTTCAATTCAAAGTAGGGCAAAGCTATGGCGAGCCAATTCAATTTATTAGCCGTAAAGATGATGAAACTATCAATAAAGCGGTTGATACACTTAATGATTTCATGACAGATGCCAATAAGCAAGAAAAAGATATTAAAGCTGGAGAGTGGCAGTCGGCAACAGGAACATCTTTTAAAGCAGCCCAACCTAAAAAAGGAGATGTGCCATTCAGAATTGTAGCACCTACGCCCCTTAATACTTATGCTATTTATAATGAGAGCACTGAAGAACAGATACTTGTTGTGCAAGAACTTAAAGATGAAGATGGAAACTGGTATAAGATGGCATTTTCAGACACTATGTCTTTCAGAATTGTTGACAGTAAAGTAGTTGAAGCGAAACTGCACACATATGGCGAAATTCCTATCGTTGAGTTTCCCAATAATCACGAAAGACTTTCTGATATTGAACTTATTGTAGGTATGCTTGATGCAACCAATAATATGCAGTCAAACAGAATGGATAGCATACAGCAATTTGTTGAATATTGGGTTAAGTTCGTGAATTGCGAAGTGGACGAAGAGACTTTTAAGAAAATGAAAGAAAATCATGCGTTAGTTGTTAAGTCAATGAATAAAGATAACAAGTCTGATGTTGATATTATGACACAGGAGCTTAATCAAACGCAAAGTCAAGTGGCTAAAGAGGATTTTATAGACAATGCTTTATCTATATTGGCTATTCCAAACAAACAAGGTAATACAGGTGGAGACACACAGGGAGCGGTTGAGCTTAGAAATGGATGGGATTTCTCAAAATCAAGAACAAAATTAAAAGACCCTCTTATCAAATCATGTGAAAAGCGTCTAGCTGTAGTGGTTCTTAACATCTTGAGACTTGCAGGAAAAGACTTAAAACTATCGGTTAGAGATTTTGATGTGCAGATAAATCACAGTCCACAGGATAATATGTACACTAAAGCACAGACACTTACAGTGTTGCTTCAAAGTGGCATACATCCACTTATAGCAATTAAGACAGTTGGTTTATGGGGAGATGCAGAAAAGACATTCCTTTTATCAAAACCATATCTTGATAATATATACAAGACTATTGATGATGTGGAAGAACAAGAAAAGAAAGCACAAAAGATAGTTAATCAACTTAATAATAATCAGCAAAATAAGGCAGTTATCGAATAATCGGTAGCTGCTTTTATTTTATACATTTTGCAGCTATGCGGTAAATAGCAGAAGAACACAGCAGGAGCGACCTGCGGTAACAAAAGCGTGTGTTTAACGGAGGTAATTATGACAAGAGAAGATGTATTAAAACTTTTTCCAGAAGCAACAGATGAACAGATTACAAATCTTCTTAATCAGAACAATTCAGAAGTTGCTACGGAGAAAAACAAGGCAAAGCAGTACAAGGCTAAGGCTGACACAGCAGATGAATTACAGAAGCAGCTTGATGAAATACAGGCTGGCAATCTGACAGAGCTTGAAAAGGCAAATAAAGCCTTAGATACAGCTAATCAGCAGATAGCCGATTTACAGAAATCTAACGCTATCAGAGACCAGAGGGAAGCAGCTATGACTAATTTTAAGATTACTGCTGAACAGGCAAAGACAGTTGTTAAAGACGATGGAAGCCTTGATTACACCGAACTTGGCAAGATTATGTCCGAAAAAGAAATAGCTGCGGCGCAGGCTAAGGAACAAGAGATTGCTAAACATCAAGATATTCCGGGCGGTGGCAGCAATAAAGGCGGTGCAGACAATAAGACAAATGCTGAAAAGATAGCAGAAAGTCTTATATCTAATGTACCTAAGAACAATGATGTTTTATCACATTATATTCAGTAATAACAGGAGGTAAGAAATGGCAAAGGAAATGAATATGCAGTATGAAAAGACTTCATACGCAGGAGACGTTCAGATTTTAAAGAGAGAGCCTAACGAAGCAATCCCATTAACACTTGATTTTGACGGCGTAACAACTAAAAACGCACAGGGCAAGAGAATTGTCAAGGCAGGTACACCAATCGGAGCAAATGGCAAGGCTGACAATACAGCTACAGTAGTGGGTATTTTAAGGTTCGATGTAACAGAGGACAGACCACAGGGAGTATTGCTTAAAAAAGCATACCTTAATACAAAGGTGGCAGAAGCACACTCAGGCGTTACATATGACGCAGCGGTTAAAACAGCTCTTCCAATGATTGTATTTGAATAATAACAGGAGGTAAACAGATGTTAATTAATGAAGTATTAGACAGTAAGTCTATTGCATTATCGGCAACAGAAAACGCTAGTAACCAGATACCTCATCTTGGCTTACAGTGGTTTCCAGAAAGAAAGAAGCAGGGACTTGATTTAAGCTGGATTAAGACGCACAAAGGACTTCCAGTATCACTTGCACCATCTAACTTTGACACAATCCCAACGCTTAGAGCCAGAGAGGGATTAAGCAAAGAAAAAACACAGATGGCATTTTTCCGTGAGGGAATGACAGTTGGTGAAGAGGAAATGCTTGAAATCGAGCGTATTCAGTCTGCGGATGACCCATATCTTGCTAGTGCTTTATCAAGTGTGTATGACGATACAAATAATCTTGTAAGCGGTGCAGAAGTTGTACCGGAGAGAATGAGAATGTCACTTCTTGCGACAAACGCAGGACACCCGGTAATTGCTATCGTGAGTGATGACGTTCAGTATGCCTATGATTATGACAAAGATGGTTCATACGCAAAAGACCATTACGCAAAGTTATCCGGCACAAGTATGTGGAGCGATACAGCTAATTCAAAGCCACTTACAGACCTTAACAATGCAAGAAAGAAGTTGCAGAAGCAGGGTAAGATTGCTAGATATGTACTTATGAATAGTAACACATTCCAGTATCTGCTTGATAATGCACAGATAAGAAACTCAATTCTTGCACAGAACCTTACAGCAACCATTGAGGTTGATGATGATACTGTTGTTTCAGTAGTGCAGAAGAGAACAAAGCTCACTATCGTACTTTACGACAAGATGTACATTGATGATGATGGCAAGGAGCAGTACTTCTACCCAGATAACAAGGTTACACTTCTCCCAGATGGCAATCTTGGTAGTACTTGGTTCGGCACTACACCAGAAGAAAGAACAGCAAGACAGTTACCTAATGTCGATGTTACAACATACGGTGTAGGTATTACGGTTGCTACAAAGACAGAATATGGGCCACCTATGAAGATGTCAACATTCGCTTCCGAGGTTGTCCTTCCGTCATATGAGAATATGGATAGCACATTCGTATATGAGGTTCATAGCGAAGAGTAGGAGGTGCAACTATGAAATATCCATATATAGTAGTTCACAACGGTAAATGGTATAACGCAGGTGAAGAAGTTCCAGAAAATAACAATTCTGGAGCTTCTTTTGATTATAGCAAAACAACCATAAATCGTATGTCTACATCTGATTTACAGGCGTTTGCCGCAGAACAGGGTATAGACAACGCAGAAGAACTTACAGGAGCAGAATTAAAGAGATTGTTAATTGAGAAATTAGGGTTATAGGAGATAGTTATGGAATACACCACATTGGAGCAAGTCAAAATCAGACTTAAACAATTTCATATTGATACAGTCACAAATGATGATGAAACGACATCTGATGTGGTAGTGTTCGATAGCAAAGAAGATAATCCGATAATCGAACAGCTTATTAAACAGGCTACAGAAGATGTAAAGGCAAGAAGAAATTACCCCGACAGCTACACGGATGAAATGATAACCGAGGACTTGAAGAAGTTTGAGAGCGTTATCGTTAATCTTGCAGTCTATGACCATTCGCAAGCAGGCGAAGCATTTATGTCAAGTTACAATGAGAATGGTGTAAACAGAACTTGGAAAGACAGAGACAGCTTATTTGTTGGGGTATTTCCATTTGCTAAAGTGTTATAGAAGATTGTGCGTTAGCATTTTGCTGATGTCAGCAATATGTTAGCAGGCGGCACACATTAAGGGTGGTGGGCGGTGTGCCATTATTAATTATGAAAGGCGGTATATCAATGCCAATAGCAGTAATTATAAGCATAATTTCAGTTGCTTTTTCCGTCTTTTTCGGATTTTTCAGTTTATCATTCAACTCTAAGAATGATAAACGAAGTGACAGAGTAGAACTTGAAGAGCGTGTGAAAGAGAACACGCGAATAAATATGAAACTTGACGCAATATCCAACAATACAACGGAGATTAAGAACGAAGTCACAGAAATGCGTAAAGAACTTAATTCTCACGATAGTAGGATAGTTAAAGTTGAAGAAAGTGTTAAGTCAGCACATCACAGAATTGATGGCATAGAAACAAGACTTAATGATGACAAGGAGGTGTAGATAATGGATATTATTCAGACATTAATTGCAAATATGACACTTATATTAGCAATCATCGGAGCTATTGCTTTTCTTGTATCTGTAATTACACAGGTAATCAAGAATATAAGCATATTTAATAAAGTACCTACGGACATAATTGTGTTCGTTTTATCTATCGGTATCACAGTTACGGCGTTTATCGCATATATGCAGTACATTCATATGACGATACTGTGGTATATGATACTTGCGGCTATTATGGCAGGCTTTATCGTTGCGTTTGTTGCAATGTTTGGCTGGGAGAAATTATCAGATTTATGGAAGCGTTTTGGCAAGGATGTGAAGTAAATGCTTGATATTAATAAGCAGGCTATGAAGTATTCACTTCAAGGGCAGACAGTAACTATTTATGAAAGAGACGATGACGGCAATATCCTTTATGAGGGATATACCGACACAGAGGGCAACTTCATTCCTTATCTTGATGATGAGGGAAATAAGATACCCAAAGTCCTTGAAGAGAAAACAGGCTTTTCAGAGCCGGTTGATTTTAAAGCTAACATATCGTTCAGCGGTGGAGAAGCACAGAGCAAAGAATATGGCTTTGATACCGCTGATTTTGACGCTATTTTACTGACAGATAGGAATATGTTGCCTATCCAAAAAGGAGACCTTATATGGCTTGATAGCAAGCCTACATACACATCTGACAGCCTTGTTGATGAAACATCAGCAGACTTTACGATTGTAGGCATTAAGCCGGCACTATATTCAACTAAGTATATGCTTAAAGCAGTTGTAAAGTAGGTGGTAAATACGAAGTATCAGACAGGCGGCTTTCCCCAAAATGGTTCTTTATTTATACAAACAGGCAATGAACAGCTAGTTGGTTCTATCTTTAAAGGAAAGACAGTTCCATCTACGCAAGAGCCGATAAATGAAAGCATAAGACAAACTATTTCGCAAGCGGTTAAGGAGTGTGTTTATGGCAAGACATACAATTAATATATCCTTGTCTGAAAAGTCCGTAAATGAAGCTATCAGACAGCTACAACAATATAAGAACTGGCTTATCAAAAAAACTTCACAGCTTGTCAAAGAACTTGCAGAAGTCGGAATTCCTGTCATTGATAAAAATATGGCAAAAGCAAGTTATACATATGATGAAAAAGGTGTTCGTAGTGGTTCAGATACAAGCCATCACAGTTATGTTGAAATAAAATCCGCAGGAGAATATGTTGAAGCAAAATTAATTGTAGAGGGCAAAGAACTTATGTTTATAGAGTTCGGAGCTGGTGTATTCTATAACGGAGCGGCTGGAAGTAGTCCACACGATAAAGGCGTTGTTAATGGTATGGTTATAGGCTCATACGGCGAACATCACGGCGTACAAAAAGTGTGGGGCTACTATGACGATGACGGAAACTTAGTTCTTACACACGGCGTAGAAGCACAAATGCCTGTTTATAAGGCTGATATGGAAATCATACAGAAATATGTTGAGGTAGCAAGGAGGGTGTTTAGTTAATGGCAAATGCAAACGATTGGGCGATAGACCTTGAAAACACAGTCACGGCACTTGTCAGGGTTAAAACCTTAACGCAGCTTAAAAAGACATATCCAAAGATAGTCATAACAAACGAGGGAGAAAACAGCGGTCAGGCAGTATTCCCAACAGTATACATACATCTGTTGCCATCGGTAGAGCAAGGACAAACGCTTGATGGACAAACAATCAATGCTTTGTTAGCAACATTCCAAGTAGATGTTACAACTAACACAAGCAAAGCTGATTGCCGCAAAGTTATGGCAACGATTACAGATGTATTTAAGACAATGAGATTTCAAGGCACACCAATGCCAGAATTCTCAATCAGTAACAAAGTACATAAGAGTACCGCTAGATTCAGACGAATGATAGCGGCAAATGACAGATTAATGTAACAAAGAGCAGAAATGCTCTTATTTTTTTGCAAATTTTTAGGAGGTAAACAAGGCGATGGCAAGTACAAGTTATAAAGCTAGGGTTATCTACAAGGAGCATAGCGAAGACGGCTTTGCAGGTTCATACAAGTTAATGGTTGCGGCTAAGTCAATTTCAGCACCAGTATCAGCACCTAACACAGTTGAAAGTACAACATTTGAAGATGATTCACAGACATTCTTAATGGGTATCAAAACATCTGACGCTAAGACTTACACAGGAAACCTTGAAAAGGCTTATTTGCAGGACTTAATCAAAGCAGAGGGTAAGCAGTTAGATATTATTCAGTTATATGGTTCTGACGGATTAGGTGCGGTTGCTAAGTACGCATTTGTCGGGCAGGTAACAGCAACGCCTAATGATGTTTCTGGTACTGATTCGGTACTTGAAATGACAGTAACAGCAGTTCCTAACACTTCACCTATCGAATGCACAGACAAGCTTCAAGTTGTCGAGGGTGCTGGTGGCACATTCACAGTAACAAAGGTGGGGGAATAATAAGCCAATTGACTAAATCAAAGGCTGTGTCGATTGGTGGCACAAACGCCAAAACAGCCGACTACACATCATATCTTGATGATGTAACAGAATAATTATTTTAAAAGGTAGGTGCGGTGTAAAATCCACACCTTTCCCTATATGGTGATAGGGTGGGAAAGGGTAAAAATTATGATGAATATTAATGCAAATGGAAAAGAATACAAAGTTGAGTTCTCATTCGGTGCAGCAGAATGTAAAGAGATAGTGCAGAAAATGTTTTCTGTCGTTAATGGTTCTTACTTACTTGCACAGACAGATAAAAGCGTTGCACAGGCTTCCTTTGATGGATTAGCAAATATGACAGCAGATGTGCCAGAGATTTGCATTTTAGCCATTTATGCAGGTTGTATTGACAATAACCCTGTAACAATGGATGAAGCAAAGGAACTCACTAGAGCATATATTACAGAGAAGAGAAAGACAGATAAAAGTTACGGATATAGAGCGTTATTTGAAGAAATCAAGAAAGCGATGGAAGATGATGGTTTTTTCGAGCTGTCGGGAATAACAGCGATGTTAGAGGAAATGGCGGACAATGTGGAAGAAGCGACACAGGAGCAGAAGAAGCCAACAGTAGTACCACAAGACCACAAGAAAAAGCAGATTTCCACAAAATAATTTGGGAAGAATACTTTGTCTTAGCTAGTTCACTAGGCGTTAGTTATTCGGACTTTTTAAAAATGACACCTACAAAATTATTACTATATGCAAAAGGCAAAAAAATTGATAGACAAAATCGAGACGCAGAAATGTATAACTGGTTTTTAGTTTATGCAATTCCAGCTATTTCTTGCGGAATAGGTGCAGCATTTAATAAAGATGTACACATTGAATATCCTAAACAAGCTATTTTATCAGAAAAAACAGAAGAAAGTGAAGAAGATACATATGATAAGGAGTTACAGTTGATGTTACTCAATGAGCAAAAATGGGCGGCACAGACTGAAAAGAAAGGACTACCGCCAACAATCCTATAAAAGGGGGCTAAGGCGTGGAATTAGATTCATTAGAAGTCAAAATTACCGGTACTGCCACTAAAGCTATCAATTCTGTTGATAAACTGATAAATCAGCTTACAAGGCTATCTACATCACTTGCGACTGTGAATGGCTCATCATTAAGCAACCTTGCAAACGGTGTTAATCAGTTAGGTTCTGCTATGCAGAATATGAATGCAGGAACAGCAGATTTTACCCGACTTGCCAAGAATATCACAAAGATAGGTTCTGTTGATTCAGCCGCACTTGCTAACACAGCTACATCACTTGAAGCTGTCACAAAGGCAGTTGCGAGTATATCAGCTATTCCGCAAAATGCAACACAGGTCACAGAATTTGCAAAGTCACTTGGCAAATTAGGCAGTAAAAGTATAGAAAACGCCGTTGTAAACATTCCAAAGCTAGGCAATGCTTTAAATGGCTTAATGACAACGCTATCAAGAGCACCAACAGTAAGCCAGAATGTTATTCAAATGACTAACGCATTGGCTAATCTTGCTAGTCAAGGTAGCAAGGTGGGTACTTCTTCAAACTCACTTCAAAAGTCACTGTATGGCGTTTCTACAAGTGCTAGAACAGCAACTAGAAGTAGTTGGAGCTTAGCAAGTGCAATAGGTAAGTTCTATGCAACTTATTTTATGGTAATTCGTGGCAGTAAGAAACTTATAGAAGCTATAAAATCAACAACAGATTACATTGAAGCGTTTAACTATCAAGCAGTTGCATTTGGTAAGATTGGTTCAGAATGGGATAAGGATTACAAGAAGTACGGATATGATAACGCTACGGCATACGCAGAAAGCTTTCAGAATAGAGTAAATGATACTCTTGGAAAGTTATCTGGATTGAAAGTTAATGTTCAAGGTGGCTTGCTTGAAGAAAGTGGAGCAAAAAACTTAGGACTTAACATACAAGAGATAACACAGTATGCTTCGCAGTTAGCTTCTGTCACTAACTCATTAGGACAGACTGGTGAAGCGACAACGGCTATTACAAAGTCAATGACAATGCTTGCAGGCGATATAAGCTCGCTTTTTAATGTGGACTATTCAACAGTAGCACAGAACTTACAGAGCGGCTTAATCGGTCAATCAAGGGCATTATATAAGTATGGTATTGATATTACTAATGCTACATTGGCAACATACGCTTATAATTTAGGCATTTCCAAGTCTGTATCAGAAATGACACAGATGGAAAAACAGCAGTTAAGAGTGTTGGCAATATTAGACCAATCAAAAGTATCTTGGGGGGATTTAGCAAACACGATTAACAGCCCCTCAAATATGTTACACCAGTTCAGCAACAATATGAAAGAAGTCGGAATGGTGGCAGGACAGCTGTTTATCCCAATTCTTTCAAAGGTTATGCCAGTTGTAAACGGCGTCACTATTGTAATTAAGCGACTTCTAGTGAACCTTGCAAGCCTTATGGGCGTTAAGATTGACTTTGAGAGTTTTGGACAAAGTGGTTACAAAGATACTTCTGACGGACTGGAAGATATTTCAGACGGATACCAAAATGTAGCGGATTCAGCAAAGAAAGCTACGCTATCCCTTATGGGATTTGATGAAATCAATAAATTACAAGATGATACAAGCTCAAGCAAGGGTTCAAGTGGCGGTGGTGGTAGCACTATTGATTTGACAGATGATATCGCTAAGGCGGCGGCTGATTATGAAGCGGCATGGAATAAAGCATTTGCAAATATGGAAAATTCGGCTATTGCGTGGGCTGATAAGATTGATAAGGCACTTGAACCTGTTAGGAAGATATTTAAAGACTTTGCAATCGGGGATTTTTATGCAGCAGGACAAGATACATCTAACCTTGTGGCAGGAATTTTTAATTGGTTTGCAAAGGCTATAGATGATGTTCCTTGGTATACAATCGGACATAATGTAGGAGAGTATTTAGCTGGACTTAATTGGGTTGAAATATTTTCAAGCCTTGGTAATGTGTTATGGCAAGCCATTAAAGCAGCTATCGAATTATGGAGTGGTTCATTTACGGCAGCACCAATTGAAACGACCTTAATAACGGCTATAGCGGCATTGAAATTTACAGGCTTAGGAAGTGTTTTAAAAAAGAAACTTGTTACAGTAATAGGAACAAGTATTAAAGGTGCTTTAAAATCATTCGGAACAGGCAGCATAATATCAGGAATAGGTGGATTACTTACAACAGATATAGGCACTATTATAGGAGCAGGAACAGCAACAGAAATAGGCTTAACTATAGGTGCTGGAATAGTAGGTGGAATAGTAGCCGCTATTGCTGGATTTAATTTAGGCAATTGGCTCAATGAAAAATTAACAGGCGAGAAAATAGATATGTCAATGTTTGACCAAATAGCGTATCTTATAAAAGCACCATTTGAAGATTTACCTAGCTTTATTGACGGAGTGATAGAAACAATCACATTCGGGCATAAAGATGATATAGCAAATTGGTGGACTACAAGTGTTGCACCGTGGTTTACTAAGGAGAAATGGGGAGAACTTGGAGACAACATAAAAACATCTTTAAGCGAAAAATGGGATAGCTTTTCAAACTGGTGGGGCAATACAGCTATTGTAGGTTGGTGGAATAATAATGTTGCGCCATGGTTTGAAAAAGGAACATGGGTTGACGCTGTTGACGGAATGAAATTAGGAATACAAGAAAAATGGGATTCAATCATTGATTGGTGGAATAGTCTTGCAATCGTTTCTTGGTGGAACAATGATGTAATGCCATGGTTTACTAAGGAGAAATGGGAAAACTTAGCCGACGGAATTAAAAAAGGTATTCAAGGGAAGTGGGATGATGTTGTGGATTGGTGGGATAGCAAACCAGCACTTCAACGCATTTCTGTGGCTATCGAAGATTTTAAAACTAAGATACAGAACGCTTGGAACAGCTTTAAGCAGTGGTGGAATGATTTAGGACTTGAATTTCCACACATTGATACACCGCACTTTAAGATTGACGGAGAATTTAGTCTTGCGCCGCCTAAAGTACCAAAAGTCAGTATTGATTGGTATGCAAACGGCGGATTCCCAGGCAAAGGACAATTATTTGTCGCAAACGAAGTAGGTCCTGAAATGGTTGGTACTATGGATGGAAGAACGGCGGTAGCTAACCAACAGGAAATTACACAAGGTATTGCTAATGCAGTTTATCCAGCGGTTTACAATGCAGTTGTAGCAGCTATGTCAGAAGCTAACAACAATGTAAATATAACATTACAAGGTGACGCGGATAAGCTATTTACAATGGTACAAGATAAAGCTAACAGCTATACAAATATGACAGGTCAAGCAGCCTTTCCGTATTGATAAGATAAAAGTATTGTGCTATTCTTTTGCTATATATAAAAAGCAAAGGGGTAACACAATATGACAGAAAAGAAAGCAAAGAAAAAAGACAGTAAACTAAGCATAGCGGCGGCAATCACAGCACTATTTATATTCACAATCCCAATAGGCTTTATATTGGCTATTGTAGATTTAATTAAAAGTAAAGGCGACAAGTCACAAAGGCACTTAGGCTCTTACTTTGCAATAGTATCGTTTGTACTATTTCTGATAGTCGCTTTTAGTAACGGAAGTGGTAACAGCAGTAACAATGCCAATGCTACGAAACAAGCTAGTGCAACACAGCAAGATACAGACATAGCAAGATATGATGATACAAAACTTAAATACCTTAAGCATGATGTAATTACAGATAGCAATGACAGAGAAGTTCTTGTTGTTTATTTTGACTTTGTAAACAATTCAGAAGATAACACAGCTTTTGCATATAATTATGATGTTACATGCTTTCAAAACGGCAAAGAACTCGACTATCCGTTAGTTAGTTTTGACATTGACGAATACAATAATATTGCAAGAGAATTACAGACAGGTACAAATATTACAGTTGCAAGGATATATATACTAGAAGATAAAAGTAATGTTGATTTAGAAGTAACACCATTGGGAGATGATAAAAAACTTATAAAATTAACATTAGAATTACAGTAGAGGAAATATGTATGTCAGTGAAAAAAGAACTAAACGAAATGCTAGAAACAATAGGAGTGAAGAAGAAACAGCAACCACAAATTCAACGTCCACTAAATCCTAACTTTAAAGGAGTGTACAGAGCGACAGAAAACGGGCTTATTGAAGTTTATTGCCCTAGATGTGGAAGTTGGGAATGTTCTCACACGCAGATCACAACAACTGTACCGCAGAAAACTAAGACAAGATATACTGTTAATCTGAATCCCTTAAGACCGTTTACATTGGTTAATAAGAAAGAGAAGATTAAGCAACAAGGTGGAACTTATTCGCAACATAGGTTTGTGTGTAACAGATGTGGGCTGATTTTTTGGTAATATATGGTTTAAATGGAGCGTACCCACTTGTGGCGATGATTTCTTGTAAAGCTAGAAGAGTTATCGCAGAAAGTTGCGACGATTTTCCCAAGAAGCTGGGGAAAATAAAATCAGTAGAGCCGAAATCTTAGCTATATTAAATACTTAAAGCAATTAAAAAGGCTGTCAGCCCGACAACTGACAGCCAAAAGTCACAATACCGCTTAAACAAGCAGCACAGATATTATATAACACTAATTGAATTAACGCAATAGAAATATTAAGGAATGTATCAGAAATGGTGCATTCCTTTTTTAATGCCTTGAAAGGGGTGGTTTGATTGATTGACGCAGTTGTGATTGAGGGGGTTAGATTCCCAGTAGCATATAACGGCTACACATACAGCAGAAATAAGATATGGTCTAAGAACACAGGAAGAAACGATTATGGAGAAATGGTTGGCACAATCGTGGATATCAAAGACAAAGTAGAGCTTCAATTACCGCCATTAACAGGTGAACAGGCACTGTTGCTTGATAATGTGGTAAGTGACATAGATAACCCATTCCCAACAGCACAAGTCTTATTCTTAGGCGGTACACAAAAGGAAATGACAATATACACAGGAGATGTGACATATCCGTATCTTACAAGGGCAAAAAATGAGGACGGACTTATAGTCGGAGCAAAATTAAGTTTAATTCAGAAATAAAGGAGAGTTCCACATGAAACTTAAAACAAGTGAGTTAATAGACAGATTTCAGAGTTTGAGCAACATATCGCACGACAAGACTACAGGCAGAATTGCTATGGCTGTTATGTGTAATATCAAGGCGTTAGAAGAATTATATAAGGCAACATTACAGACTATAGAAGATACTAAGGTTAAGTATGCAGATAAGGACGACAGTGGTAATCCAGTTATCAACGATAATCAGTATCAGGTTACATCAGAGAACTTAAAGAAGTTACAGGAAGAATTGCAGGAAATCAATGAGCAAGAGATTGAAGTGCCTGACATGACAATGCTTCCTATGGACGCATTCGATAAATGCGAAGAAATTACACCAGCTAAATTATACTCAATCGAGTTTATGATATCACATTAATTATAAGCAATAAAGGCGGTGTAGAATGAAGATATTAGACACAGCTATGACGGAAATTGTTAAGGGAAATAGTGCAAGGTACTATTCCAAGTATATTGTCGAGGGAAAAGAATATACTGAAACGCTTAACAATTTCAAGTTCCAAAACATGATAAATCCTAATAACGAAATTACCATAGGTAACACTTGCAGCAGCGGTGTTACCTTTTCTATTTATATGCCAACAATAGGTCTTGAAAATAAGGAGATTACCATATTCGAGGGCGTTAAGGTTGGCACAGAAATTAAGTATATTAAGTTAGGAATATTTACAGTTACTAGACAGACGAGTGACGGAGAATACACAAACTATGAAGCATACGACAGAATGTATAAGGCTGACATGCCTTACTTCTCGGATATGGCATTTCCTAGCACAGATAAAGCTATTCTTAATGAGATATGTGGCAAGTTAAGTATATCTTTAGCAACAAATATAGTTACAGCACATACTATCAACGACAAGCCACAGGGATATACTTACAGAGAAATTATCGGCTATATGGCTATGTTACAAGGCTGTAATGCGGTAATTAATGCTGATGGCAACCTTGAATTAAGGTGGTATAAAGATAGCGGTTATGTACTTGACGGACATAAGTATTATCAGCAGGGCGTAACATTCACAACAAGTAAAGATTTTATCATACAAAAACTGACATGCAACAATACAAAGTCAGGCGATAAGGAAACTAGCACGATTACCAGTGGTAGCGGTGCAACAGGACTTAGCTTTGCTAACCCATTTATGACACAAGCAATCCTTGATGAAGTCTACAAAAAGATAGGCGGCTTTACATTTAGACCGCTTACAGTTAAGTTTGTCGGTGACTACCGACTAGAGGTTGGCGACATTATAACTGTCAGCAAGGGTGACGTTGATTACAAAGTGCCTATAATGCAGATTACGCACGAATGTGACGGCGGCTTAATGGATACAGTTACATCTATTGGACAATCTGATACGGAGAATGCAAGTGTAGCTTCCGGACCGGTAACCAAGCAAATGGAACGGTACTATGCTGATTTAGTTGTTATTAACAAGGCATTGATTAACAAGTTAGATGTAGATACAGCTAAGATCACTTATGCAACAATAACTAATCTTAACGCAACTAACGCAAGCATTGAAAATCTTAAAACAAATAAGTTAGATGCAACATATGCAGATATCATCAACGCTAATGTGGAAAGCCTTAAGGCGGCTAATGCAGAGATAGTCAAACTTAAAGCTAATTCATTAACGGCGGATATAGCAAATTTAAAGTATGCACAAATTGATTTTGCTAATGTAAAAGGACAAGTTGTCACAACATCACTTATCAAAGATAGTGCAGTAACGAACGAAAAGGTGCAAAGCCTTTCAGCAAACAAACTTACAGCAGGCACAATTGACGCAAGCAAGATTACAGTTACTAATCTTAACGCGGATAACATTACAGTAGGCACAATCAACGGAAAGCGTATTGGAACAGGTTCTTTATCGCTGGATAAACTGTCAGAAGAAGTACCTACTAAAGAATACTTAGATAAAGTACAAGAAGAATTGCAAGGTCAGATTGACGGCAATATTGAGACATTCACAAAGACAGAAATACCTACCCTTAATAATGAGCCGGCTGTTAATTGGACTGATGATGCCACAAGAAAGAAACATATAGGCGATATCTGTTATGTGGTTAATCCGGCTTCAAGTGCAGATGGATATTCATACAGATTTGCTGATACAGGTACATTAGAAGCACCTAACTATGAATGGGTACTGATTAAGGATAGTGATGTTACTAAGGTGTTACAGGATATTATTAACATCAATGGTGAGATTACAGGCATTAAGAAGTTTAATGTTGAAATAAGCTCATGGAAAACTGATACAGACAGCGAATTATCAAGTCTCAAAACACGAACAACCAGCCTTGAAACTGATATGGGTAATAAGGTTGATACTACAACATTTAACAAGGTTAAACAGACCGTTGATGAAAATAGTTCTACTATAACTAAAATGTCTGAAACACTTAGCAAAAAAGCTGACAGCAGTACAGTTACTACTTTAAGCAACACTGTTAATAGTATTAAGCAAACAACAGATAGCAACACATCAAGCATTTCAAGTTTAACAACAACTGTAACAAAAGTTGAAAGTACAGCTAGTAATGCAAATAAAACGGCTAGCGAAGCTAAAACAGTGGCAAGCAATGCGGCGGCAGAAGCGGCAAATGCAAAGAAATCCGCTAATGAAAGCGTCACCAAGGTTACAGCATTAACGAATACCGTCAATTCAGTTAAACAAACAGTCGACACAAACACTTCAAGTATCAGCAGTATGCAGACAACCATTAAGAACAAAGCTGACAGTTCGACAGTTACTGCATTGTCGAATAAGACTTCTGAACTTGAACAGAGTTTGAATGGCTTTAAAACAACTGTAAGCGATACCTATGCGACAAAGACAGATTTAAACACAGTTGACGGGAAATTCGTCAATTACAGTACGACAGCGCAAATGAATTCTGCAATTACACAGAGTGCAAATAAGATAACAAATAGCGTTAGTGCAACTTACACTACTAAGACAGAGTTTAACAATCTGCAAATTGGTGGAAGGAATAGAATACTCTATAATAATCTTATTCTATTTGAACCAGGTTCTCTTGACAAAAGCAACTTTATAAAGAGCGGAACAATTGTATATAAAAAAAATCATGTGTTTTCTGGATTTAGATTTGACTCAAAGTCTTGTTATGAACTTAATACACATTACATATTGAGTGGGCATATAACGCTTTTGAGTGGGGTATTTAACAGCCTCCGTTTTTACAATGGCGGTAAAATTGGAGCATATATTTCGTTCAGAATAGATGGTGTTGAATATGGAAACCCACTGAGTAATGATGGAGAGGGGCTTACCAATATAGGTGTTTTGAACGATAAAAGAGAGCATTATTTTGAGTTTAGTTTCTCTACGGGAAGCTCAATAACGGATGATGTAGATGTTAATTATACATTTTTTCAACCTAATCTTAATAGTGCTGCACTATTATCATTTAAAATATCAGGTTTTTGCTTGGAAAAAGGAGACAAAGCTACAGATTGGACACCGGCACCAGAGGATGTTAATGCTAAATTTAACAATTATGCAACAACAGCAAGTCTTGACCTTTATATTAAGAAAGACCCAGCGAGCGGCGAGCTTAGATCCGCAATTGAAGCTATAGCAGACGATATAACACTTAATGCAAGTGGAACAATTAACATTAGCGGTAATAAGTCTGTTAATATCAATGGCAATCTGTTCACGCTTACATCTACTAACACTACTATTTCAGCAGACGGAAGAGCAACATTTAAGGCTGGAACAATAGGAAATTGGAGTATTGAGCAAAATAAGTTATCATCAACGGTTCAAGTATATATTCCACCAGACATCAATGTGATTAATACAATGAGTGGTGCAATTAAAGCAGGGACAACAAGTAGTTTGAGTAAAAGCCTGTATGATTTCAATGGAGATGGAGCAATTGACTTATTTGACTTTGCCAAAGCTAAAAGATTTTACTTAGGGTTAGAGACATATAATAATACGACATCAGCAATTGCACAACTGTCAAATGTAACTGCCAATATAGACCCTACTAATTTAGATAAAGTAATTAATATATCTGGTACAGATATGTGGGGTACGAAAAGAGAGACATATATTGGAATTAATGGCTTAAAAACAGACAGTGTTAAATCCAGAGACGCATATTTATCTTATATGACAATTGACGGCGGAAATAGCAATTATTCAACGGATAGTGATTATGCACTGAATGCACAATCTATCAAATCAAATGAGATATATGTAAATGAACTAAAAGTTGCTTCGTCAGTGCTTATGATGTGTCCAACATCTAACATACAAATATATAATAATCCGCGAGATATGTATGGCAATCCAGTATTGTGTATGGATAACCCAATATCATTTACATGGAGTGATGAAATATTAAGAATATATGTAGACAATACAGTGGTAGCTTCATGGGACTGGGGTTCAGGTACATGGAGTAATTAGAAAGAGAGGTAAGAATATGTTAAGTATAACAAAGACAACAAATTTAAGCGGAACATCTATGATTAACGGTCAATCAGCTATGACAATGTATGCGGCTATTCCAGAAACTGGTTCATTGACAATTAGTCAGACAATTACTAACAAGGAATTATACCTTGCAAATCAGACACAATGTGATAATGACTATGAGAATTTTAAATTGGAAGTTAATAAGCTGTTAAAGAGTGAGCAGCAGATTACAAATTCAGACACAGCAGCAACAGCATAAATTATCAAAGAGCGTGGGTTTAAGCCTACGCTCTTATTTTTAAGGAGGTAAATCATGAGTCTAACCGGTTTTCTTTCGTACAGCCGTGTAAACTGGCAACAATCGCCAAGTAAAAGTACTCCGCTTAGTGCGGCAAACTTAAATGTAATGGACGCAGGCATTAAGAATAACAACGATATGATTAGCAATCTTCGTGATGAAGTTACACAATTAAACAGTAATATAGAATTTTCCACTTTGGTAAAAAAAGCAAAAAACTTGCAGCCTAAGTCAGACCTTAATGATATAACTGCTTCAGGAATATATTATTTGGATAGTAGTCCAGAATGGTTGAATACTCCAATTTCAAGAGTAACCAATTGTTATCTTATTGTATTTGCTCTGAATGCAAAAAGATGCACACAAATAATATTACCCGGAAACAGCGAATATATATATTATCGTTCTACCTTTACAGACCAACAATTGTGGCAAAAATGGAAACAAGCTGGAGCTATAATCTAAGTAGTGCTGATAAATCACTTTTATTTAACCAAATTGCAGTTTAATTGTGTAACGAAAAATAGACACAGGGCATTGATAAAAACGGATTTCATACTATACATTTCCCTTGCAATAATATTATTATAAGGGGTATATAAAAATGGAGGCAAAGAAAAAATTACAGCTACGACTTTTACAAATGATGTCTAACTCACTTTCAGATGAACAGCTTAATATTAGCAATCAAGCACCTTAGTAATACTAGGGTGCTTTTTTGATACACATTTTAAATCAGGAGGTAAATTTATGAGCAAATTATTCGGAATCGACACATCGAAGTGGCAGGGAGATTTTGACTTTCAGAGAGCAAAAGATAATGAGGGTGTAGATTTTGCCATTATCAAGGCAGGCGGTGCTGATGATGGCTTATACGAAGATAGAGAGTTTGAAAACAGTTACAATAAGTTGGAAAGTGCAGGAATCCACAAAGGAGCCTATTTCTTTGGTAACGCATTAAGTGATGATGAAGCTGTAAATGAAGCCCGATATTTTGCACAGCTTTTAGCAGGCAAATCATTTTGCTATCCAGTGTTCTATGATGTTGAAGCAAGCATGGTTACTGGTAACGACCTCACAGACATTATTATGGCATTCCTTGATGAAATGAGAAACGCAGGCTATAAGAATGTCGGCTTATACTCATATGAGAACTGCATTAACAATTATGTAGACATTTCAAGAGTAAAAGAAGCTGGTTATGCCGTTTGGGTCGCTAAGTATTCAGATACAGAACCTAAAATTGCTGTTGATTATGATATATGGCAGTTTGGCGGCGGCGTTAATTATCTTAGAGACACACAGATTAACGGACAGACAGTAGATCAGAATTACTGCTACACTGATTATTGCACAGACCATGTTGTCGAAGAAGTAACAGTGCCGGATTATCAGCCAGTACCAGACACTAAGTACCATAAGGGCGACACAGTTAAGGTACTCAACGCAGTTCAGTATGATAACGGCGAGCCGTTCAGCACTTATTATGATGAGTACAGTGTTTTATCAGTTAGTGGCAGAAGAGTTGTTATCGGAATTGACGGAGTAATTACCGCCGCTATTGATGAAGATAACATCAGTCTTATTAAGTGCGTATATGACAGCGATATTAACACAGATACAGTAAGCCGCGGTGATGGCAAAAAAGTCAGAGTGCTTGATAACATTGATTATGACGGCGCGAGATTCGTAACATATTATGATGAATATGATGTAATCGAAGAGGACGGAGACAGAATTGTTATAGGTATCGGTACAACAATCACAGCCGCTGTCAATATTGCTAATCTTGAATTTATCAGCGGTGTAAGTTCTGATGATACACCTACAGATATCCCATTCAGCGAAGATATTGAAGAGGGTAGTGCAGTGAGATTTGTTGGTAGCACTGATTATGACGGCACACCTATTAAGGCTTGGTTTGATGAGTATACAGTATCAGAAAAAAGTGGAGGCAGAGTTGTGCTTGTACATAACGGAGAACTGTTTGCCGCAGTCAATGTAACTGATTGCGAACTTATTTAAAAAACAAAAATACAGGTCTTGCTTTAATGTAAGACCTGTATAAATTAAAAACTTATTTTCTTTCTTTTAGCATTTTTTCAAATGATTCTCGGCGTTCTTTTACATTTTTAAGCCATTCAGATTGAGAATTTGACGATACTAGCTTGTTATCTGAAAGTGAAAGTGATACTTCAACACCTGAAAAAGCGGCAGAAAGCGTTTTATCATCAGCCTGTTTTTCTGCCAAATTTGTTAAATTTTCCATCTTGGCACTTGCTTCTTTGGCATTCAAAGTTCCATTTTCAAAATCATCAATAATTTTAATAGCGTTGCTTATCATTTCTCTATCATTCTTAGAGTATTTATATCCATTAAACACTCCTAGATAAGCAAGCAATGTTGCAACAATGATAACAAGAAAAATCATTGCAATAACTAGGCTTGATTTACTTATTTTTTGATTTTCTTTCATAAAATAATCCTCCGTTTTTGTTTGAATTATAACACATATGTTTTAAAATGTCGAATTGTGTCGAAACTTGCGATATTTTTAAGTTGATTTTTACATTATCAGTATTTATAATAATAATTGTCCGAGAGAGTTCGGACGAAATCTTCAAGTTTTGGCTAGGTGGCACTGTTTGATTGGCGTTGGCAGTGTCACCGCTGAAAACTGTTAATCTACTGGGGGTAGGTTGACATGCAAGAACAGATGTTCTATAATAACACCATCGCTACCAGTGTTATATCGTGCAATAAGGGGGATATATGGAGAATGAGGAATATAAACAGAAGATAATTGAACTAATCAATAAAACGGATGATTTATGGATACTAAATCAAATATATAGATTTATCTGTAACATGATAAAAGAGAGGGAATAACCCTCTCTTTTTTACTTCTCGTCTAGCAATTTCTTTGCAATAATTTCTAAACATTCCCAATCTTTAGGTTCAAGTCTTGCCAATGCGCTAACAAACTTCTTTTCAAAGCTGTCATCATTTAATTCCATAACATCATTAACAAAAGCACCAATCTCTTGTTCTCTTGTACGGGATTTAAACATTTTTCCGTTTCCGGTTCTTAGCCATTCTTCATTTACATTAAGAATAGAACATAAAACTTTAATTGATTGTTCTGAAAGATTTCTATTGCCGTTTTCAACTAACGAAATGTAGTTTTTGGTAAGCCCTAGCTTTTCAGCAAATACATCTTGCGACATTTTTAATTCTTTTCGCAAGGTTTTTATCCGCTCGTTCACACTTCTCACCTCCTTGCATATATACAATAACATTAAAGTCACACAATGTCAAACTTTTTTCACTAAAATATGTTGACAGGTATTACTGGGTATGATATTATAATCACACAAAGTCAAATAGAAAGGAAGTGAGAACAATGAGACAGGTATATGTACTTGATGAACTCGAAAGCACATATGCAGGCAAGGCTTATGCGGAATATCAGCGTTGCAACAGTCAGAAAGCTTCAGATTTAGAAAAAGAAGTTAAAAACTTAGTGGCTGAATATAATCTGACTGCTACAGTCGCTAAAGGTTTTTTGGAATACATGAAATTGGTTATTGACGGCTGTTCATATATTCCGAAAGAGAAATAACCTCAACAGAGTGTTCGTTCAAAAGGAAATCTCCGTCTGGGATTTCTTTTGCAAGTTTAAGCATTGCAATCATTTTATCTGAATATGGATATTCTTTTCCACAGTTAGGGCAAATAATTTTATCGGAATTAATGTCTTCGTTTACAGTGTATGTGCAATGACAAGGACAAGAAACCCTGATTTTAACGAACATTTGAATCACCTCCTTATTATTCAATAAGGAAATTATATCACAGAAAGGAAGTGAATTGAATGAGTGAAAAGGAAAAGGAAATCATCAAGAAGTTATCCGATACAATACCAAAACTTGATGATAGTAAGAAAAATTACATTCTTGGTGTTGCCGAGGGAATGGCAATGGTAAGAGAGAGCGAAAAGACAGAAGGAAAGGAGTAACGAGTGGAAAGAGAACTGAAAGAATTAATCCAGATTGAAAAGAAAAGAAATTCCTTGCTTGAAGAAATCAATCGGTCATTGAAGAAACTTGCAAGCAAGGAAGATAAAGAGTATCAGAGCAAAGTTGGCAAATCGGCTTTTAATCTTGATTGAGCCAGTTATGGTAATGTTCCAGCATTTCCATAATGCCAATTTCCACCCACGCACGACGAATGAACTCGTATTCTTCAGCAGTGTCAGTAAAGTTTTGCTTTTCAGTAGCAGACATTACCTTCTGATGAATTGAAGAATGAATTTCATTGCCATTAGAGTTTACAAAAGCTTTGAAATCTTCAAAATTTTTCACAATCTCACCTCTTTTCAATATTAAAGATAAGAGGATTATAGCACAAAGTACAAACAGATTAGAATTTTTGATATTGATACAATAGAGAAGTGATGGTAGCGGTAAATAGTTGCAAACTTTTATTCAAACATCATTAGTTCTTTTTGACAGGGATAGCGTCCTGTTCGTATCAAGTGTGAATTACCTACCGATTGGCAGTTTTGTCTTTAGCATATTTGTTTAATTCTATTGATATAGAAATAAGAGCGTACAGGGTGCAGAAGTCTACGCCACAGAAGTATGAGCCAACCGCTGATACGCACAATGCTATGACAGTATCCATACAATCTCCTTTCGGAAAGTGTCTACCATCACTTCTCTATTGTATCAATAAATATAAAGTTCTACAAGTTACAGCAGATAGGAATGAGCAGAATTGCTTAAATGCACCTTAAAAGGAACATATCACACATTATTTAGTAAGGAGTGTTTATGAAGCTACAGATTTTTAGCAATTCAGAGTTCGGAGAAATCAGAACTATTACTAAAGATAATGAACCTATGTTTTGCTTGGCTGATGTATGCAAGGCATTGGAACTTGAACAGGTAAGCAGAGTTAAGGCAAGGCTTAAAACAGATGGGGTTACTACAAGTAAGGTCACCGACAGATTAGGTAGAGAACAGGAAGCCACATTTATTAGTGAAGCTAATCTTTACAAGACAATCTTTCAGAGCCGTAAAGAAAGTGCAGAGAGATTTACTGACTGGGTTACATCAGAAGTTCTTCCATCAATCAGAAAGAATGGTGGCTACATAGCAGGGCAGGAAACAATGTCTGATGAAGAACTCATGGCAAAGGCACTTCTTGTAGCCAATAACAAGATAGCTGAAAGAGATAAGATAATCGAACAGAAGCAGGCAAGAATTGAACAGATGAAACCTAAAGAGATTTTTGCAGACGCAGTAGCAACAAGCCATACATCAATCCTTGTTGGAGATTTAGCAAAGTTGATTTGTCAGAATGGCTATCAGATAGGGCAGAAGCGGTTATTTGTATGGTTAAGAGATAAGGGTTATCTGATTAAAAACGGCAGTTCTTACAATATGCCGACACAGAGGTATATTGAGCAGGGGCTATTTGAAATCAAGGAAAGCAACCTTGTTAATCCAGATGGAAGCGTAAGAATTACACGCACACCAAAGGTAACAGGCAAAGGACAGGTTTACTTTGTGAACAAGTTTCTGAAAGGAGATAACAGTGTTCCCATTCGATGATTCATTACCCTTTGATGAAATACAGGGCATTACAAAACATGAAAGCAAGAGAGTTATTGCTATTACAGGTGGTATAAGTGACAAAGGCTTAATCAATGAAGTCTGCATGGATATATATGCGCAGGTAGAACGCGAAGTCGGGTGTCGTTTTAGTTGCATTAAGCGTGATGATTTAGCAGATGTGCATGAGTTCATTGATTCTTACGAACCACCATTGTGCCTAATGAAAAGGATAAAAGAATATGAAAGAAAAGATAATTAACATATTCGCAACACTGGCAGGAATCTAAGAAAGTGCAGAACATGTACTTTTGCTACAAGTAAGGAGTGTTTATGGAAGCAAGGATAAGAGAAGAGATGTTCAACTTGGGTATTCTATCCAATAAAAGAGGTTACATCTACATAATTGAAGCTGTTAAACGGTTCAATTCTTCTATAACAATGGAAGAAATTTACAATAACATTGCTAGTACAGTAGGCAAGTCAAGATGTGCTGTTGAAGGGTCAATTAGAACAGCGATTAAATCGGCTGACCATGATTTATCGGCATGGAAGAATTATGACTGCCTCACAACAAGAGAATTTATTGCAACAATGTATTACAGATGTAAGGAGAGTGCCAATGAGTAACATAAAAAGAATTATTAAGCTGAACAGAAACAGACAGAGAGCTATAAGGGAAAAGGATTTCAGAAAGTTCTATACTTTCAGTTGCAAAATCCATTTGATTGAAAAAATGGATAAAGTACCAATAGGAAGTTACATATTAAAGTAAGGAGAGAAAGAAATGGAAAATGCAATTAATAACAACAATATCACATTAATAGGAGTAGTCGAGAAAGAAGCAGAATACTCACATGAAGTATTCGGCGAGGGATACTACATATTTATGCTCAAGTGTTTAAGAACAAGTGGCAATGAAGATGTGTTACCAGTGATGATATCAGATAGACTTACTGATATTAGAGAAATCAAAGTAGGACAGGCTGTCGCGGTTTTAGGGCAGATAAGAAGCTTCAACAAGCATACTGACAATATGAAGAGCAAGCTGATTCTAACAGTTTTCGCAAGAGAATTTGAAGTGCTGACACAGGATCCAGAAGAATTACCGTTTGAAGATAATACCAATATGGTTATACTTGACGCTTATATCTGTAAGCCGCCTATATACAGATGTACTCCAAAGGGCAGAGAGATTGCAGATATCTTAGTAGCGGTAAACAGACCATATGGCAAATCAGATTACATACCATGTATAGCATGGGGAAGAAATGCAAGATTTGTAGGCGGGCTTGAAACAGGGGAACATATCCAGATTCAGGGTAGATTCCAGAGCAGGGAATACACTAAGAAGATAAGCGACAATGAAGTTGAAACAAGAACCGCTTATGAAGTATCGGTAAGCAAGATTGATTATGCAGAGGAGGGCGAAGCTGATGTGTAGTGATATTACAGTTAGAGAGTTAGCAAGTATGGCTCTTGATGAAGAAGCGATGTGTCAGATATGGACATCACTACGCGGAACAATCTTTGATGGTTCATTTAATGAAGCTAAAAATTGTCTATATGCAAATAGTATAGTTGATAGCTTTCAGGTTGAAGATGGTGTATTTGTTATGAATATTTAATAAGGAAAGGATATGTTTATGGAAAGAGCGGTTTTAAAAAAAGTAGTGCTTGAAAACTTTATGTGTTATGCACACGCAGAGTTTGATTTTTACAGCATAACCAAGATTATAGCTGAGAATGGCATAGGCAAATCAACAATAGCAACCGCGTATTTGTGGTGCTTGTTTAACTGCGATTATGAGCTAAAAGATAATCCAGTTGTCAGAAGAGAAGTTGACGGGGTATCAGTTGATGATATGGATGTATCAGTCGAACTTACACTTGATGTTGACGGAAAAGAAATCACTATGAAGAAAGTTCAGAAACGTACTTATAAAGAAGCTGTAAAAGATGGAAAAATTGTAACAACTGTCAGCGATAATAACTCATATTACGTCAACAGTGTTCTTAAGACTTTAACAGCATTTAATGAGTATCTAGGTATTAATATGAAGATGTTCAAGGCTTGCAGTAATATCAATGCTTTTCTTAGTAGAAAACCGGATGAAATGAGAGAATATCTTTTCAGCTTAATTGAAAGTGTTACGGACTTAGATATGGCAGGTTCAAGAGAAGAGTTGGCAGAATTAGTACCAATGCTTGAAAAATATACTGTTGAAGAAATCCGTTCAATGAATAAATTGATTTCATCTGATGTTGACAAGCAATCGCCTGTTATTAAAGGACAAATTAAGGAAAAGGAAAGAGATATTCAGATCAAGTCTGATATTGATACATCTGACCTTGAATTGCTTAAAAATAGCCTTAAAGAGCAGATTAAGGACTGCATTGCAAAGCAGACCGACAATGACAAGCTGTTAGCTGAATATGACAAGGCTAGTGCCGATATCCTTGATTTGAAGTTTAAGCAGGGAGATTTATCACGCAAGGCTAACGAGGACAATGTTAAGGCTAGGAGAGAGATTGAGGATAAGATTACTGACAAGAAGTTTCTTGTTAAGCAGACAGAAAAGACTATTGCCGATACCGAAAGCTGTATTGCCAGTTCAGAAAAGACTATTGAGAGCATTAAGGCTTACTTGCAGGTAGAGCGTGATAAGTGGAAAGAAGAAAATGAGCGTAAGTTTGACGATTCAAGCCTTATCTGTCCTTATTGCGGTAATGAATATAAGGAAGATAAGAAAGAACAGTTAAAGGCTGATTTTGCAAAACATAAGGCTGATAACTTAAAGACAATTACTGACAATGGCAATATGTACAAGGAAAGACTTGATAAGGAAAAAGCTACGCTTGAAAGTCTTAAAGCAGAGTTGCCACAGCATAAGGAAAGCCTTGAAATGCTGAATACAGCCATTGCAGACCTTGAAAAGCAGTTATCCGAACTCCCACAGGAAATTGATGTATCAGCTACCGAGGAATACAAGGCATTTGAACAGCAGATAACTGAAAAAGAACAGGCTATGCACAAGGCTAATGATATTTCAAGTGTCAAGGCTGAATTAAAGGCACAGGAAAATGATTTAAGGCAGCAGTTAGCAGAATGTGAAAGCCAGATTGCAAAGTCTGATACGGCAGCAGATGAACAGCGACTTGAAGAATTAAGGGCAGAACAGCGTACACAGGAACAGAATAAAACTAATGCTGAGAAAATCCTTGATTTGCTTGATGAACTGGACAAGGCAAAGAACGAAACATTATCTGACAGCATTAACAGTCATTTTTCACTTGTTAAGTGGAAGCTGTTTGAGCTGAATAAGTCTGGTGGTTACAAGTCAGTTTGTATACCTACAGTTAATGGAAAGTCAATTCTTACAACTATGAGCAACAAAGGCAACAGGATTTTAGGCAGAGTTGATATTTGCAACTCTATTCAGAAGATTAGCGGTATGTCAGTACCTATTATCTTAGATGATAGTGAGAGTCTTGACAGCACTAATCAGAAGAAAGTTGCTGAAATGGTCGATAGTCAGTTAATTATGCTGATTGTCAATGATAGCGAGAAATTAGAGATTGTGGAGGGATAATATGAAACTTTATTTTTACAAATTAAATACAGATGAAAGATACGGAAAAGTGGGAATTATAGTACAGGTTTGCGAAGCAGAAGAGAAACCTAAGACATACAAGTCCGTTGATAGAACCTTTCCAAACTACTATAGCACGGCAAAGAAAGATGATGTTGGACAAATAACTAATTTTGATTACCTGTTTCTTACAGAACCTAATTTTGAGTATGCCAAGGATAAATTTAAGAAGCGTGCAGAATCAAGGATTGCACAGACAAAAGAAATACTTGAAAGAGAAGAAAAGGAATTAAAGATAATCGAAGAAAGCGAGGAATAATTATGGCAGAAACAACAGCAGTAGCAGAAAAGAAAGCATTTACAACATCATTAAGTGAATGGAGTAATGCTATGACAGGACTTATCGTTGATGATTACAAGTCTTGTGGAATGGATATGGACGATTACGCAAAAGAGTGCGCTATGGAAGCCATGACAAGCATTTTCAACCTTGTCAAGAGTGACCCTAAGATTGATATGAGAAACCTTGATACAAGCAATTTAAGAGGTATCGTAAAGCGTTGCGCAAGCCTTAAGCTAAATGCGAGCGCATATCCAAGAGAGTGCTATTTTCAGTTAAGAAATGTAAAGGTGGGAACTGACCCACAGACAGGCAAGGATATATGGCAGAAACAGGTTGAAATGGGCATTGAGGGTAGCGGTTATGATTCCCTACTTGCTAACTACGGAAAAGATGTTAAGCAGGTTTATCCGTATTGGGTAATTAAAGAGGGCGACAAGTACATACCGCCTAAGCATAAAGGACTTACAGTTACTGAACCAGAGTGGGAAGAAAATGGATTATCTGATAAAACAGTAAGAGTTGTATATCCTGTTAAGTTGTTAGACGGAACAGTAACATATCTTTCTGCTGATAGAGATAGTGTTAAGGTTAATCTGTTAGCACATGTTAAACAGAATATGATGAATAGCACTTTTGGAGTGTGTGAGGACAGATACAAGGCTACACCAAAGCAGAAAGCAGAAATCAAAGCTAAGAAAGAAGAGATACTTAATGCTTTAAGAGCGTGCAAGACAGTAGATGAAATGCTTGAATGTGAGCTTGCTAGACCTTTCATAAGCGGTGCTTGGCTTGATACGCCAGAGAGTATGATTCAGAGAAAAATGTGCAACAATGCTACAAGAAAATACCCTAAGAACTATGACCCAATGGCACGACAGGCACAGGTTGAAATGGACGAGGTATATCAAGTTGCACAGGCTGAAATTGCCGAAAATGCTAATACTGTTGAGTTTATAGAGAATACGGAAGACGTTGATATAACAGCCGCAGAAGCAACAGAAGAACAAACAGACAGCACATTACCGCCATTTATGCAGGCAGAATAGGAGTAGATATGAGAGTAATTTCACAGGACGGAACAATAGATGTTCCATATGAAATGGTAGCTATTCAGAGATTCAGAAATGCTATTTATTTTTTGAACCGTAATTTAACAGGAGTAGAAGACTTGATTAATGACATTGCGTTGGCTGAATATTCTACCAAAGAAAAGGCAATTAAGGCTATGGAAATGTTGAGAGAACATCACGAAAAGGTCGCTTTTTTAAAAACGATAATAAATACTGAAAAAGGTGCTTCATTCGTAAGGGGTTTGTCGGAAAATGATTTTGATAAGATGACACGGAATTATTTCCAGTTCCCGAAAGATGATGAGGTGGAAGTATGAAATTAACTTGCTTAGGCTCATCATCAGCAGGCAACTGCTATCTGTTGCAGGCGGACAGTGGAGAAACACTTATCCTTGATTGCGGAATACCGATTAAGGAGATTAAGAAAGGCTTGAACTGGGATATAAGGGGGATAAAGGGCGTGATTATAAGTCACGCCCACCTCTAGACCATAGCAAGTCATTAAACGAATTTAAGGCTATGGGAATACCGATTTATGCACCATATTTGAAGATTGATTATATGTCAATGAATATGGGCGGATTTACAGTAAAGCCTTTTGATTTGACAACAGTAGATGGCAGATGGACACATACAGACGCAAATGGCGAACCTTGCCCGATATTCGGGTTTTTGATTACACACCCCGAAATGGGGAAAATACTTTACATAACGGATTGTGAAGTTATTAAGTGGAAGTTTAAAGGCATAAACCACATTCTCTTAGGTGTGAACTATGACAAGGATTTGGTCGATACTGACAATCCAAAAGCTAATCACGTTTTCAGAGGTCATTTATCCATTGACACAGCTTGCGATTTTGTTAAGGCTAACGATTCAGACAGCCTACAGAATGTCATAATGTGCCATTTATCAAGTGAAAATGCTGATAAGGATAGTTTTATTGCCAAGATGAAAAATGCCGTAAATAGGGCGAATGTAGATATTGCAGAACAGGGTAAGAGTTGGATTTTAAGGAAAGGAGATGAATGCCCGTTTTGAGAATAGAAAAGCTAATTGAATTTCTAAAGGCACATTTTGAAAGTGGAATACAAATGTTTGATACACCGTCAATTATGCCAGATTTCCAAATGCCTATTTATGATAAGGATGACATACTTGTATTGTTTGCACCTGAATATGAATATATCGAGATATACGGCATTTCTGATAAGGAGTTTAAACGAGTTATGAAAGAGGCAGGCGGTTATTAAAATGCGTGTCCGTTTTAGAAAGGAGATTATATGAGTTATAGTAGCTTATATGGAATTAAAGCTGATTATACAGGCGAAATACTTTGTGAGTATGAAAATTCTTGGTGGTTTAGTCCTGTTGTATGGGGAGTGCTTTCGGACAAGACACTCCCTAAAGTTATGGGATATATTCAAAGTGTTACTGGAATGCACGGTGTAGATGTTTGGAAGAAAATAAATACAAAAATGAACAATTCCACAAATACATCAGACCGAATTTGCTGGGAATTAAGCAATCAGCAGATTTTCTTTACAAAAGACAAAGATTGTATTGCTTACAATATCCGCAAATTTGTTGAGCAGAATAAGGGCTATGATAAATCTGATGAAGATAATTTATCAGTGTTAGAAAGAGAACATATTATTGAAAGGTTTAACGAAATTGCAGATGACATATCCGCTTTAGACGAGAAAGAATATCCTTATTTTGTTTTTAAGAATACTTCTGTTGATGATAGTGTGGAATCTTGGTTCAGTGTTTATGATGAAGAAACAGATGATTATGTTGATAAATCAATAAAAGATTGGGATAAGTTCTTAGCTGAATTTGTAATCATTGAGAATGAACAAATCAAGAATTTTATTTCAAATAGAGATTTTCAATATTAAATTTCGAGGTGCGGCGAACAATTAAGAAAATTATTGCCCTGTGTGGCAGAAAGGAGTAGGAATGGAGAGATTAACAGAAGTTACAATCGAAGACGGAGTGAAACTTTACGACATATCTAGTGAGTTATGTTTATCAAGAACAACTCAAGTAGAAAAGATAGCTACAATTTTGAAAAAACTGGCTGACTATGAGGACTTAGAGGAACAGGGCAGACTTATCAAGCTACCTTGTAAGGTGGGAGATAAAATTTTCCTTGATTTTGCAGGATTTGGAAAAGATGTAGACAAGTTTACAGTTAAGGACTTCCATTTGGATTGTTTTAAAAATGGAGAAACTATACTGTTTTGCGATTATGAATCAAATGATAGGACTTTATCTGGTCAAATTGATGTAATGGAATTTGGCAATACAGTATTTCTCACAAAATCCGAAGCCGAAGCAAAACTGAAAGAATTGAGAGGTGGAGAAAATGAAAGTAGTAATTGACATACCTAACGATTTCACAGGAGATTATATTGTTGACAAATTTAAAGATTTCTTTTCAAGGGTTATTGCGGATATTGATTGCAAAGGTATGTGCGGCAGATACGAGAAAGAAATTGCTAAAATGTTTTTAAAAGCATTTGATGATAGCGAAGAAAAGATTTCTTGCAACTGCCAGCATAGCAACAATCCAAGAGATAACGAGCCTTGTTGCAGATGTGACAGCAGAATGACTAACGCTGACAGAATTAGAAATATGAGTGATGAAGAGTTAGCAGATATACTTTTTGATTCTTGCATTGACCATATTGAAGTGAGTAGTTGCGAAAGAATGTTTGAAAAAGATAGTTGTAAAGAATGTGTTTTAAAATGGCTTCAATCAGAAGCGGAATAGGAGGACAAACAATGAGATTGATGGATGCAGATAAATTATTAGAACTGATAAAAGACCAGAAAGAAAGAGAGATAGGAGCATACGCAAAAGGCATAAATGCTGGTCTGAATATTGTAAAGAGTATCATCAATGATGAAACACAAACTCCAACCGCCTATGATGCGGATAAAGTTGTGGAGCAATTAAAAACGGACTCTTTAGTAAAACTATATGGAAGCGGTAACAGTGATAATTATCTCATTCCTGTTAAAAGAGCAATCGAAATAGTAAGGGCAGGTGGAAGAGATGAACGATAGATATTTATTTAAGGCAATAGATACCAATTCTGTATGGCGTACAGGCTTACTTATAGCTTTAAAAGGCAATAGATGTGCAATTGAAGAAAGTGACGGAAGCAAATGGGCGTGTGACGCTAAAACTCTTTGCCAATGCACAGGTTTAAAAGATAAGAATGGTAAGTTGATTTGGGAGAATGATATTGTCAGAGATAAAGAGGGTAATTGTTATAAAGCCTTTTGGCAGAATAACTATTATCAGTTTTCTTGGATTTGTGTCAAATCAGACATATTCCAAATCGGTACAAAGTGGGATTTATACATTTGGAGAAGTTTTGAAATAGCAGTTATCGGCAACATATTTGACAATCCGGAGTTGTTAGAAAGTGAGGAAAAGTAATGAATTATATTTTATCAATTTTATTATTTGCACTTATTGAACTAGTTATCTCTTTGTTAGAAAGCTTTGTTATATCATGGATAGCTTGTATATTAGGTATTAACATAGCATTTAAGATAATTTTATTTGTGGTATTTATTATAAATTTGTTTTTGGCTGTAAAAGGAAAGTAAGGAGGAAAAGTAATGAATCGTGTGATTTTATGTGGACGAGTGGTACGAAATCCTGACGTGAGATACGCACAGGGCAACAACGGAAGTATGGCAGTTGCAAGATACACATTAGCTGTTGACAGAGCTTTTAAGAAAGAGGGCGAACAGGCAGCAGACTTTATTAATTGTATTGCATTTGGCAAGAATGGAGAGTTTGCAGAGAAGTATCTTCATCAAGGTACTAAGATTATCGTTGAGGGTAGATGGCAGACAGGCAATTATACCAACAAGGACGGGCAGAAAGTTTACACTAATGACTGTGTTGTTGAAAGACACGACTTCTGCGAAAGCCGTACTAATCAGCAGAGTGGCAATAATGGAATTATGGGCGGTAACAGCAGTAATGATGGCTTTATGGCTATTCCAGATGGTGTAGCTGACGAGGGATTACCATTCAATTAAAGAGGTGTAATTATGGCAGAAAATAAACATACAATGCAAGAATTGTGTCAATGGCAGGCATTACCGCTTAATATCAAGATTTTAATGACAGCCGAGAGAATACGAAGTTGGGTGAATGAGTTTGGCGAAGATAGAGTGTATCTGTCATTTAGCGGTGGCAAGGATAGCACAGTTTTAGGACACATAATCAGAGAAGTTTGCGGATATAAAAACATTCCTTTTGTGTTCGTGGATGTACCGACACAATATCCAGAGTTGAAACAGTTTGCACAGACATTTGATAATCTTGTGATTTTAAAACCAAAGATTTCATTTGCAAAGGTTTGTGAACAGTATGGATTTCCGATGATTAGCAAGGAAGTGTCAAATTGTGTAAGCGGTGCGAGAAAATATGTTAAATTCCTTGACAGTCAAAAATCTAATAACACAATCTTAACAGACAGACAGACAGACAGACAGACAGACAGACAGACAGACAGACAGACAGTTCCGTATGCTTGCTATATGGCAGACCTGCTAGGAATAGACAGGAGAATAAACAAGCAGAACGAACAGTACAAGAGTTTGCAGATAGGAGTTATCCCTAGTGGTTCAGAATACAGGTTGCGCAGACTGAATGGAGAACTGACAGATAGTAAAGGCAATTATAGTCATTTTAATCAAGAAAAATATAAATTCTTTCTTGACGCACCATTTGAGATAAGTGACTTATGTTGTGACATTATGAAGAAAAAGCCTGCACACGATTACGAAAAAGAAACAGGCAGAAAGCCGATTATAGCGACTATGGCAAGTGAAAGTTCATTGAGAGCCAAAAAATGGATGCAAGAGGGATGTAACGCATTTGATGCGAAACATCCTCATAGTAAGCCGATGACTTTTTGGACAGAACAAGATGTGCTTTTATACATCAAAGAAAACAATCTTTCAATATGTTCTGTTTATGGAGATGTGGTCACAGATTATGAAGCTATGGGGCAATGTGAAAATCAGATGTCGTTTGCTGATTTTGGGATTTTTGACAAAGAAAGACCATTGCTGAAAACAACAGGCTGTCAAAGAACCGGCTGTGTACTGTGCGGATTCGGATGTCACTTAGAGAAAGAAAGCAGATTTTTAAGGCTGAAAGAAACACATCCTAAATTCCATAATCTGCTATATGTCTTGAAAAACAATGGCGTGACATACGCAGAAGCTATTGACTGGGTAAATGAACACGGAAATATGAATATTAAGTATTAAGGAGTGATTAAAGACGGATTACAAAAAGTTAAGACAGGCGAAAGCCATAGAATCAGAGAATCGAAAGCGACTTCTAAAGATAAATCCAAAGCTGAATGACAGGAGTGGGATATACTTCCTGCTCCGAGAAGATGAAAACGGTTTTAAGTTTGCTTATGTCGGACAGGCTAAGTCGGTGTTGCAGAGGTTGGCGAGCCACCTTGTAGGCTATGAACAGCACATAGATTTGAGCCTACGCAAACATAAGCTATATTCAGAGGATAATCCGTATGGTTGGCGAGTTGAATTTCTGAATTTTCCCGAAAGCCAGCTTGACGAAAAGGAAAAGTATTACATCAAGCTATATGCTGATAATGGTTATCAACTACGCAATGTTAGCATTGGCGGACAGGGTGGAAATCGTGATAGCGGTTCAATAGGCGAAAGGAAAGCACCTAAAGGCTATTTACAGGGCATACAGCAAGGTAGAAAGGACCTTGCAAGGGAATTATCGTCTATCGCAGAAAAACATCTTAAAATCGAAATTAGAGATGATAAGAAGTGCAATAAGATATCACAGAAACAGTATGAGAAGTTTATGGATTTGTTGAAAGTGGGTGAAAGCGAATGACGAGCGCAGAAGAATATTTATCTAAAGCGAATGATGAGTATAAAAAGGGCGAAGAATATAGAGAACTTGCCAATAAACACTTTAATGATTACGCAGAACTCATGGCAATATACAGAATAGAAAGTGTGAACAGAGTTCTTGACTTTATAAGAGATGAATATAGAGCAGGAAGAATTTGCGACCTTGAAACATTATTATGTCATTGTCAAAACAAGCTGAATGGCAATATTGACGGAACAGAATTAGACCTTGACGGACATTTAAGAGGTGTTCCTTTTAAGAAAGTGGGTGAAAGTAATGCTGATACCAACAGTTAAAGCTAAAGAGTTTGAGAAGTTCGGCTTCAAGAAATGCAAGGGCGAATATGGTAAACAGGACTGTTATTACTTGTGCGTATCAAGAGGCGTAAAAATGCTTTTTGTTAGCGATGTGTATTTTGGTGTCAATGATTGGAGCGATAACGACCCAAGAATACACAAGGACGCAAATTGCAGATACAGAGACCGCAGGACATATCTTGATATTATTTATGAGCTAATCAAGGTGGATATGCTTAAAAGCGATTGTGTGAAAGTGGGTGATTCAAAATGAATGATTGCAAAGGCTGCAAATACGAAAATAGCGCAGATATGGAGATATTTTTAGAATTTTGTGCGGAGTGTAAAAGAGTCTATTCTGATGAAGAAGATAGAGAATTTTGCGAAGATAGGTATGAAACTGTAGATTAAAAATCAAAGAAAGGAATAGGTTGTCCAGACACAAAACCGAGGTTTCCTTTTGGTAGATTTTATGAATTTTGAAAATTATTTTTGTGATAATCAAATGAGCATATTTGACTTCACGAGAGAGCCAATCAGCATAACAAAGCCTATCCGATTGATAGAATTATTCGCCGGCTACGGAAGTCAGGCAATGGCACTAAAGAGAATAGGTGCTAAATTTGAGCATTACAGAGTTGTGGAGTTTGATAAGTACGCTATTGCAAGCTATAACGCAGTACATGGTACAGATTTTCCTACAATGGATATAACAAAAGTCTATGCAGAAGATTTGAGTATCTGTGACACAAATACATTCACTTACTTACTTACTTACTTACTCGTTTCCTTGTACGGATTTATCAGTTGCCGGAAAGCAAGCCGGAATGTCTAAGGGAAGTGGCACAAGAAGCGGTCTGTTGTGGGAAGTTGAGAGAATACTAACAGAAATCAGAGATAGTAACGGAGAATTACCACAGATTTTGTTCATGGAGAATGTGCCGCAAGTACATAGTCAGGATAATATGCCCGACTTTAGAAAGTGGTTAGATTTCCTTGAAAGCCTGGGTTACACAAATTACTATCAAGATTTAAACGCTAAGAATTATGGTGTAGCACAAAATCGTGAAAGATGTTTTATGTTTTCGTTCCTGGGCGAGTACAATTACCATTTTCCACAGCCCATACCACTCAAAAAGAAGTTGAAAGACTATCTTGAGGATAATGTAGATGAAAAGTATTACATCAACAATGAAAAGGCTGACAAGCTGATAAAACGGCTTATTGACAACGGCACATTACCACAACACAATCTTAACAGACAGACAGACAGACAGACAGACAGACAGACAGACAGACAGACAGACAGACAGACTTGCGTTGACGAGAATGAATGCAATGCTTAATTATAATCATGTAAATAAAATTGGTAATGATGTAGCCAAAACATTGTGTGCTAGAGATTATAAAGGCTTTGGAACAGGCTTTGATACAATGAATGGAGTGATTGAATGGAAGTATTAGGAAGCATATATACAGAAGTTTCAGACAGATTTCAAAAAGGCATTGTCGGGGGGATATTTCCCGATATGCAAAAGCTGAAAAACACGATTTAGGAGCAATTATGGCAGATGTAAATGTAATAGGTTCTCTTGAAGCAAAATTTGAAAGTACCAACAGAATTTATGATGTAGGGGGGTGTAGTCCAACATTGAGTACAATGCAAGGTGGTAATCAAGAGCCGAAAATTCTTGAAAGTCAGATAGTCGCTATGCGTGGAAGAAATACTTATAATCCGTCAGATAGAACTGTGGGAAGCTCAACAGAGCAGAGATTAGAGGCAAATATGCAAGGTGCAAGTAATTGCTTGACAAGTGTACAGAAAGATAACTTATTACTTGAAAAACCTTTACTGCTAGGTGGCATTGGAAAAGAAAACGAGTTTGGCTCACAGTATAGGCAAGGAAACAGAGTGCATAGTTCCGATGCTTGTGCTATGGCATTAAATTCTCAGCCGGTTGGAAATGCTGGTGGAAATTCATACTTATACAATGTTGGCTATCGTATAAGAAAGCTGACACCGAGAGAGTGCGGACGGCTGATGGGTGTATCTGATGAAGATATGGACAAAATGGAAGCGGCAAACAGTAACACACAGTTGTATAAGCAATTTGGAAACTCAATAGTGGTAGATGTTATGTGTGCTATGTTTAAGAATTTGAACATCAATCAAGGAGATACAGTATGAAAGACGAAACAAAGCAGGAAATACAGATTTTACTTGACCTACTTAAAGGCAGTCTTACAAGAAATGGTGTAAGTATAGCAACCGACAATAGCGGTAACTTGATGTTCTTTGATACAACAGCTTACATCAAGAGCAAAGGCAAGGAATTTGACGGATTCAGGGTTAATATTAACGATTTAGTGAAGTAACAATGTGACAGAACTTGAAGAGGTAATTATGGCAGGCAATTTTATTAAAATTGACAGAAAGATTTTAAAGTGGGAATGGTGGAGCGATATTAATACATTCAGACTTTTTATGTATATGTTGATAAGTGCCTATTGGAAAGACGGAAATTACAAAGGTAAGATAATTGAAAGAGGGTCTTTCCCCTCTTCAATATCTGAATTATCAAAAGAAACTAATTTGTCTGTAATGGAAATTCGTACCTCGCTAAAGCACTTACAATTAACAGGCGAAATAACAAGCAAAGCAACAAACAAATTCACGATATTTACTGTGGTTAACTACAATTTGTATCAAACAGATAACAAGCAAGATAACAAACAAATAACAAGCAACTTAACAAACAATCAACAAACAGATAACATTCTATTAACAAACTCTATATTAAAAGAAAGTAAGAATGAAAGAACAGAAGAAATTAAAGAAGATAAGAATGCAGAAAAAGATATTACTAACGTAATATCCAAAAAGAAAAGTTATTATCCAGATGATGAATTACTTGATGAAGCATTTAACGAGTATGTGACAATGCGCAAGAGAATTAAAAAACCTATATGCACTGACAAGGCATTGCATAGGGCTATGAATACCCTTGAAAAGCTATCAGGCGGAGATAATGACTTAGCCATTAAAATTCTTAATCAGTCAGTAGACCATTGCTGGCAAGGCTTGTTCGAGTTGAAAGAAGATAATTCTAATAAACAAGGCAATCAGAATTTCAATAAGGGTGCTATTGATTGGGATAATGTGTAAAGGAGAAAAATTATGTATTCAGATACAATTTACGAAATCACAGTTAATGATAGTGAAAGAGCAGTTATTGAAGATATATTAAATATATTAGATAATTGCCCTATTGATTTGGGTAATTGTGATTATGTGGATATTTTTAGAAGCATAGTAAATAAAAGCTCAAATGTAGACGCAGATGGTATCAAAATTTTATATGAATCAGGAGGTAGCAACGCTTGACAAGAGAAGAAACAGTTAAAATCATTCGCATTATGTGTGATTGCTACCCTAACTACAAGCCTAACAACTTATCCGAAACAGTAGATGTGTGGCAGATGATGTTAGATGAATACAGCTACAATCAAGTATCAATAGCTTTAAAAACATATGTTACATCTGATACAAGCGGATTCGCACCAAGCGTAGGAGAAATAGTTGCTAAGATACAGCTTGTATCACAGCCGCAGGAACTTGACGGAATGGCGGCGTGGGGATTGGTTAGCAAGGCTTTAAGAAATGGCACATATGGGGCAGTTGAAGAATTTAACAAACTACCGCCGTTAGTCAGACAGGCAGTTGGTATTCCTGATAACCTCAAAAACTGGGCTACATCAGATTATCAGACGATTGAAACAGTAATACAATCAAATTTTCTAAGAACTTACGAAACAGCTGTTAAGCGTGCGAATGAAATAAATCGTATGCCAGACAATATCAAATCACTTATCGAAAAGGCGAATGCAAATTCGTATAAGGCTCAAATCGAGCAAAAATTCCAAAGAGATATAAATGCACTACCAATTAAAGAAAATACACTTATCGGTCAAAATATAAATGCGGAAAGCTATTGTGAAATACCTCAAGATATTCAAGACAAAATAAACGCCATGAGGTAA